TTAGGCAGTTCCACCGTTCCGCTTTTCCCTGATCTTTTCACGGAACTTCGCTCCCAATCCTGAGGACATCGTCGATGTGCCGAGGTTCATCGCCCGGTCCAGATCCTCACGATACCAGAACTTCCGTCGCGTGCTGTCAACGATGCGCGGGTTCGGATAGATCGTACCGACGCGCTCGAGGAAATCTTCGACATGCTTTTCCCCGCAATACCCGGCAGCCATGTCAGCGGACATGCGAGGTGGCCAGCTGCCTGGGGGAACAAGGGATTGGCGGCGTTCTCTCATCTTTCGCCTCTCTTCGCCACTTCCCGCTCATTGGCGATCGCCGTCCCGATCGCCAACAGGACTTCGATATGGGTCATCGGCCGAGGCGGACCGGCTATAGCCTTTGCTGCCGTGCGGATGTCCTCGGGAAGGGCGTAGTATCCGCGCGTTTCGGGGCTGGCGTTGGTGAGGTCGGGGATCATGGCGTGTCCTCGGCGTGCTGGCGGATGGTGGCGGCGCGATCCTCGTCGAATATCTCGTAGAGGTGCAGGGCATCGAAAACCTTCAATGCCCTGTCGATCGTCTCGATAGCCGACAGGCCGGTTTCTCCGATAATGCGTTTTTGCAGGGTGAGGAAGTCGCGTCGAAGTTCCGAAAGAACCTTGTTCTCGCGGGTGAGACGCTCGATCTCTTCTGCCGCATCGAGCAAAAGATTGAACGGCTTCGATCGGTCACGGCTGTCGTTCGCGCGCTCCCGCAATCTCTCGACCAATTCCCTCATACCTCGTCCCTCGACCGAAGCGCGCCGGCGTCAGCAAGCGTCTGATTGATGATAGCAGTTGCGAAGGGCGCCGCGTCCTCGCCCATGTCGGACCAGAGACCGTGAATGGTCAGCGCCAGGACGTGCGGGTTGATGCGGGCGGTGCGCCAGAAGCGCTCCTCGTTCATGCCGTGCTGGCGGCGGTGTTCGTCCGGATGGAGCGGCAGAACCCATCGGTCGGAAACCTTGCTGCCCTTGCCGCGGCCGTAGTGGCCATACCGCGGAGCTGCGCAAGACAGGTGCGCAGCCTCGACGCCGTAGCGGCCGGAGACGCAGCAGGGCAGCTCGTGGATGAAGGCCAGGTAATCTTTGTTCTTCGTCGGTTTCCGCTTTGGTGTCGGATCCGGACGGATGGAGTTGGCGATACGAAAGGCCATTATGCTGCCTCCCGCTCGATCTGGTCGATGTTCTGCTTGATGACCGTGAAGGTGTAGGCGGCAATCCAAGGGTTTGCTTCCCACGCTCCGAAACCGTTTATCTTGTTCCAAAGCGACCGGTAGCTTTCGCGCGGGTCCACGTGATAGTTGGCCGGCGTCACGCCATCCGCTTCATAGAAGGCGGTCGAATAGGGCATCCATCCGGAATGGTGCCGCTCGATGCCCTCGGCGATGGCGTCGGCTTCGCTGATGTCCTGCAGCCGCTCGACGCGAACGTCGGTGACGATCAGCGTGAGGCGCGAATCCTGTCGGCGCATGAAGATCGACGGCCGCCACCGAGAAAGCTCCGGCTGCACGTCATCGGCGCGGTAGTAGACCAGCCGCGTCAGATCTGGACAGGCCATATGGTCGTCGCCGTTGTCGCCGACGCGCGCATGAGTCTCTTTGACCCATAGCCGGTCACCGACCGCAGCCTTAAGCTTCCGCTCTATCACTACGCGCCCGATCGTCACGCGCGGCAAAGACTCCCCCTCGACGTGAAGGCAGGAGACGGGAGCCTCGCTACCGTCAGCAAGGCGGAACACGTCAAACTGACCGAGGGCGCGCCGCGTCTGCGTCTTTGTTCCAGCCAACAGGCTTCGAATCATCGGTCCTGAAAAGAGAATAGGACGGTCGGTCATGCTTCCACCTCGTCTTCCTCGCGCTCAATGTTCAGCCGCTCTGCAACGATCGGGTGATGTTCAAGAAGCCATCCGGTCCAGTCGATGTCGCGGTCCATGTGCTGGAACCATGGGAAGTCTTCTCCCCATGAGCCGTTGAGGTCCGCGTATGCGGTCGCGGCGGCCTGGCATTCGATGTGAACGTGCTGGGTGTAGAAATAGCCGTCGAACCTGCCGGCTGCGTAGTGCGCGGGTGAGCCGACCTCAATCTGCCGTCCGCACTGCTCGCATTCGTGCGGCTTGCGCGTGGCCTTGATGGTCCGGCCAGAGTGGAAGTCGTCGATGCTCATGACGCACCTGCCTTTGCCTTGGCGATCAACCGCTCAAGCGGCGACAGGTGATCCTCGACGGCCTTCGCCTTGAGCGGTGGCAGGCCGAACTTTTCGAGATATTTGCGCGAGTGCTTCGCCCAGACCTTCTTGCCCCAGCTCGTCGAGGCGAATTCCCATGGACGAGCGGCGCGCAACGCCTTCTTGCGGGCGGCTAGGTCGGCGTCGGCCGGAAGGCTGCGGTGAACTTCCCCGATGACGTGAGAGGCGGTCTTCTGCCAATCGATCATGCTGCACCGCCTTCCGCCTTACGGATAACAGCGCTCGCTTGCTCGATCGGACGGGCCAGCGCGCGAAGCAGTTCTTCAGGCTCGGCATTGTTCATGGCAAATGCGCAGACGACATCCTTAAGCGCATCCAACAGTTCGGGAGAAGCCGCGATCAGGCGAGCATCGGCGCAATCGATGCCTCGCACGTCATACCGGTAGACGCTGCCGTCTTTCTTGGCCGCCTCTATGCCAACAATAGATTGGTCGCCAACTTCGAACTGTAGAAGGTCCTTAGCGTCTACCATTCCACCACGTTCGGGCTGGAAGCGAGGTTGCGCACCCCGCATCCCCCAGCGCACGAAGTCCATGACATAGCGGCGACCGCTGTGCGTCGTGGCGAGATAAACGTGATTGCTATTGGCGTTGCCGAACCAAGCCCATGGGCCGGGAGTGTGCTTCACTGTCTCGCTCATGCCGCCAGCTCCTTCGCGCTGTCGACGAAGTGAATCCGGTATGTCCTGTTCAGAACCTCTTGGAACTGCGCGACGACCTCATCAGCGCGTTCGGCATCGACGAAGTAGGCAGCAAAGCTTGCATGCATCTGCATCATGTAGGCGGCAATGCCGATGAGCATGTGATCGACGTTCGCGCCGGGGCGCTGGATTTCCGAGTTAACGAACTTGACCAAACTCTCATGAACGGTGGAGACGGACATCCGAGCGATAAGGCTCGTGATCGGATCGTCGCAGGTCAGCGCGTCCAGTTCGGACATGCTGCCGGGCAAAAGACGGGCGTTCTCGGTCATGCTGCGCGCTCCTCTGCAAGGAAGGCCAGCGGATCGAAGCCGACGGTGTCAGCGATCAGCGCCATGGCCTGATTCATGAATTCGCAGAACTCGGCATGCTCCATCTTGTCGAGAGCGATGCTGTCCGGAACGAGAGTGATTTCGCCGGTCCGCATGTTCACGACCTGCTCGCGGTAGCCGAGGGTCATCTTGATGTCGCGATGCAGGTTTTCGGCGCTCGACCACTTCTGAGTGACCTTGACCACCAGGCCAAGAGCCTTCCAGTAAGTGCGGAGCTGCCTATCCGATCGCTTGGTGACAGGCACGATCTCGAAGATTGAACCTTCCGGGATCGACGCCAATTTCTCGGCGTCCTCCTGAGTGTGGGCGCGGAGGCCGCGCGGTGTCATGATCGCCTGGATCAGCGGAGGCTTTTCCTTCTTGCGCATGTCAGCCCGCCATCATCGGATGATTGCGGAGTTCGGCGTCGGAAGGGCCCATCGCCGGACGGCTCGGCTTGCGAGCGATTGCCGCCTCGATTTCCTTCTTGAGCGCGAGTGCGTCGCCCGGCTGCAGAGCCCAGAAGCGTTTCAGCGGCTCGCGGTTCGCGTCCCGCCACTTGGCGACGGCCTCAGGGGGCGATTCTTTGATGAACCGCATCACCTCGTCGGCGAACTTGCCTACAGGCACGTTTTCGAGAGCCCAGTTGTCGCCCCACGTGACGGTGATGGAGTTCGCGGCGCCGACGGCCTTGAGGCGGTGCTCTTCGCGATCATGCTCGACGATCTCGGAGGCGGTGAGATCCAGCACCTTGGCGCGGTCCATTTCGGCTTCATCGTAGAGGCCGGTAAACTGTTCCGGCCAACCGGCGCGCAACGCCTGCATTTCGGCGCACTTCGCGATCATCAGGCGCGGCATGCGGCACCAATTGCCAGAATCGTCCAGCGTCTGCTTTCCCGTTTTGTAGTTTTTGCCGGTCTTTTCGTTTTCCGCCCACTCGTCTTTGATCGGCGCGAATTCTTCCCAGAATGATTGACCGGCGACCTCGTACCATTCGCCAGACTTCGGATCCTGCTTCCACAGGAAGACGGTCGCAGACACAATGCCGTGAGGGTTCAGCGGACCTTTGAGGCTCGCGTCAAACTCATAGGTCGGCGGCTTGCTAGCCGGCCGGTAATCGCCGCAGCGCTGTGCAATGACGCGCTGGCCGTCGCGGCTGATGATGATGGTCATCTTCCGCTTGTTGGCGTTGTTCTTGGAGAAGACCATCGGAATAATCTGTCCGAGGAACGGATCAAGGCCCTTTGCCTTTGCGACCTCCATGAACAGATTGAATTCGTCGTTGTTGCAGTCCTTGGCGATGGTCTGCTGAACCAGTGCGATCTGGCGCGGCGACATATCGAATTTGGTGATCGCGTTCATGGTCACTTCCTCCGGACCGTGAGAGAGAACGAGCCGTTGTCGAGCGTGGCGCCGGGAATGGCCGCTTTCGCTTCGCGCAGGTCGGCGGTGAGGGCTTTCTTGTCGAGCTTCGGGGCGGGGCGCGGCTGCTCGACCCAGTATTTCGCCGGAATATCGGCCTCGTCGGTGACGATCAGGGCGGCCGCGCGTTTCGTGAGCGACAGCGTGGCCGTCGGCAGCTTCATCGAAAGCTGATCGGTTGCGAGCATCGCCTGTTCGATCAGGGCGCGGATGCGCTCGGCACGCTTCCCGACCGCCTTACGTCGTGCCGCGAACTCGTCTTCCTTGGCTTTCAGCCCGATCTCCATGACGTCGCATTCGTCGAGCTCGGCGATTGCCGCCTCGATAGCCTCCGTGAGGTTCGTCTCGCCCTCGATCGCGTCGGCGACCAGTTCGGCGTCATCATCAACGCCTTGGTCGCGAAGGCTGGACAGAAGCGACTTCGCCGCCTCGGTCTGGCGATGAATGTTGAACTCAAGGTCGGGCATGGCCATCAGACATTCCTTTCGGCGACGATTGCTTTGTGCACCTGTTCCGTCCGCCAAAGGCCCGCGGCGAAAATGCCGAGGAGGAGAGCGATCAGGATCAGGCACATGGCGGTTGCGGTGGTGGCGCGGTTCAGGTTGGCGACCGCGTCCAGATCGATGTTGCGCGCTGGCGGGAGGTCGCAGCGGCCGCACTCGCAGTAGCGCTGCGCGGGATCGCAGGCGTAGGCGACGGGCCGGTTCATTCCGCGTCCTCCCGTCTGGCCGACTTCAATGCGGCTGCGGCGGCGTCAATCGCGGCGTTCGCGCACGACGGGCACAAGTCGGTGAAGTCGAGGCGCCCTTTCATGCCGTAGCTGTCGATGGACCGGCCGCCTTCGATCTTGAGCGAACCCCATTTGCCCGGCTTGTGAAACGATCGGCTCGGGCCTGTTCCACGCTGCTCTTTCTCGACGGTCAAACCGCAGTTGTCGCAGCGGATCTTCGGGATGATATCGACGTCTGCCATGGTCGCCCTCAATCCGTGTACGCGATGTAGGTGAACTTGCCGTCGCCAAAGCGCTCGAACCGGCCCCCGAAGGTGCCTTGCACGCGGGCGACGACCTCTTGGCGAGTGGTGCCTGGCGGGTAGACGCCTTCGACCTTCTGCGAGCTGCTGCTGTGCATGCTGATCGTGTAGTCGATCTTCGACGGGTCGAGGACGCGGCGGGCCTTTTCGACGTAGGGGATAGGCGCAAAACAGATCGCGCCTTCGGCCTGAACGACCAGATCGCGCTCAGCTTCCCAGCCGCACTCTTCGCAAAACTCACGCGGAGTCGTGCATTTTCCACATCGAGAGTTGATGTGGCATGAGCAGCTTTCCTCGGTCGAATGCTGCTCGATAATGCCCGTGCAGCCCTTGCGACCGCAGATGGCGCCGGCTTCCCAGCCGACTTCCTCGCAGACGATACCGGCTCTCATAGCCCAGCCCTCATCTCGCGACGGTACTCGGCTGCGTCCTCTGCTGCTGCAGCGTCCTTATCGGCCGCTTCCTGCAGAAGGTGAGCCTTGAAGCCTTCGCTGTCGGCGATTTCGCGCTCGATCCAATCGGGAAGCGGCAGCTCCGCATCCTCAATGAGCCAGCGGATTTCCTCGATCTCGACCGATCGCGGTTCTTCCGGCTGCGTGAGCGTTGCGGCGCGGTACCGGCTGACCGAATATTCAACGTGAAGGTCAAGCTCGATATCGAGGCCGGCGGCGGAGATCAGGAGGGGGGTCTTTGCGCGATACTTCGTGCTCATCGCGAAATCCCCTGCTGAGCATGGTTCAGCGTGGAGTAGGGCTGGCGGTAGGCCGGCGCCTCGAATTCCTTCTCGCGGTTGATCGCGAAATAGACGTCATCGACGAGCTCGGATGCCGGTACGGCCTCGCGCTGGAAGACGTCGCCGTCGGCGCCCAGGTGCCAAGCAAGCGAAGCCAGATCGGAATAGGTGCGCTGCAGGAACTCCTTGAGGGCGGCCTGCGCCGCAGCGTCGGACGGGTCGCAACGCATCGCGTGAGACAGACGGGCTGCATTATCTTTGATGTTTTGGCAGGTGCCGTGGATGCTCATCGTCTCGCTCCTCATCTCCGGCTTGCTGCCGGTGTGTTGATGAAGCGAGCGTATACGCAGAAAGCGTAAAACGCAAGAGCAATTTACGAAGTGTGCGTAAATTCAACGAAAGTCGGTGCGTATAGATGGAATGACGCGTTGTGAATGACATACGCGAAACGTGATCGCCGCTTTCCGGCGTCGGCCCTGCGCGATCCGCTTAAGCCCTAAGGGCAACACCGACTTGAAAACTGCAGCCGCACCACAGAAACGTACGGGTTATTTCCGGTGGATTGTCACAGAACTGTCATATGGCTTATCGCCAGCGGGCGTTGCGCCGCTCTTGTGTGACGCTTTCATGAAGTTTCCCCGTAATCCTTGCGCCGCAATTACCGGTGTCGCCAAGCGCAACCGGCGGGTTAACGTCCGATGCACTCTGATGCTGGGGGTGTAGAAATTCACGAGGGTTGAAATGCACGACTTGTCCTTTCCGGTGGTGGCGCCGGAGGAGGTTCTATCCGATAGATTTCGAGTTCACGCGGTGAACGGAGACGCGATGGAGCCGACGCTCCGCGGTGGACGCGATTACGCGCTCCTGGCGCCGGTCACTGCTTACCAGGGGGAAGGTATTTATCTGGTGGATGTCGGCGGCAGCCTCGACCTATTCCGCGTCACCAACACCTTCGACGGGGAAGGGGGATTGCTGCTGTCTCAGGAAAAGCGTGGCGGCGCGCACCGGCTCAGCCGGGAGCAATTCCAAGCGCTGGTAGTAGGGATAGTCGTGGCGGATATTAGGACGCGCGATGAGCGGTTCCTCAGGAGGCGGAAATAGCCTCACTTGCGGGCGATGTGTCCGCAGATCCTGCCTATGATCGTCAGCCGGTCTAGCTCGACCGTGAAGGTTTCAAGGTTCGGGTTGTCCGATATAATCTTGACCTCGACGGGACTTGAGAATGGCACTCTCTGCAACCGCTTTATTTGCGGCTCCGCCGTGCCATCGCTGATCGCGTACACGGTGTCCGAGACCATGCTGTTCTGGGATAGATCGACAAGGACGCGGTCGCCTGGCGCATAGGTCGGATGCATCGAATCGCCGACGACTTCCATGACCAACGTATGAGATGGCGAGGCTTTAGCTTCGCTTCGCAGATAGTCCGTCGGGATAAGCCATTCGGCGACGACGCGATGCCCGGAGATGTTGGCGTCGCCGACGGGAAGATTGATCACCTCGCCGATAGCGCCTTCGCCCGCGCCTAGCTTCACATCAATTTCAGGTACGGCGCCGTCGATATGCGGGCGCCAGTGCTCCCGCGTGAACCCGCCGTCAGACTCCGCAGAATGCTCGCTTAAATCTGGATCGAAGGTGCTCACCAGGGAGCCGTTTGCCGGCCGCGTCAGAGCCCAAACTTCTTTCGCTTCGATAGGCGGGATGCCTTTGCCCGACACTACCTTGAGAAGCTTCGCCGCAATGTCGGGGCTGATGAATTCCTTTTTGTACTCATCAGCGTTCTCGTAGCGCTGGATGCTCGAGGCGCCTTTGTAGCCCATCCCCTTTGCCAGCTCGTCCATGGACAAGCCCGCGCGCTCGCGCAGTTGGCGGAATTTCTCGGTCACAGAATCGAGTGGCTTTGTCATGCGCTTTCATACGTGAAATGCGTTTACGTTTTCTACGTTGACAGATTTACGCAAAGAACGTACAAGTGCGTAAATCGAACAGCGAGAAATCGACGTGACAGCCAAAACCCCAGCAGAGCACATCATCAACGAACTTGGCGGCCTGACGAAGACAGCCCGGCTCCTTTCGACGGATGATCGCCGTGTTCCGGTTTCGACCGTCCAAGGTTGGAAGGACCGCGGGAAGATCCCCCAGGAATACTGGATACCGATCATCGATGCCGCCAAGTCGGTCGGCAAGGCGATCGATCTGTCGGAGTTCCTGGCTGTACCGGAGCAGGCGGCATGATGACGTCACTCTTCCAAGCCCCTCAGGTCTCGGCAGAACTGCCAAGCCATATTCTTCGGCATCCTGATCCGAACCGCGATCATGGCCTTGATCTGGCCGTCGCCGTTCTTGGACATGGCGCCGAACGAGATGCGGACGATGTCGTTCTCGTCGACTTCGAGCTCCGTGATCAGGTCGACGTAAAGGGCCGGCGCGCCCTCGTCGAAGATGAAGACGGGCTCCTCAGGGGTTCCGAGCTTTCCGACGCTGGGCATGCGGCCTCCTACGTTGCTGGGAGAGTTGATTGGCGTGCGCGTCGCGCTTCGATCATCGAATTCATCCGTAGGGCGGAGGGCGCAAGATGACCGACACCCACTTCATCCCAGACGAACTCGCGACCCGCACGGCTCGCCTCATCAACGAGGCCGAGGACATGCGCGCCCAGGCCGTTGATGACCTCAAGACGATCTATGGCGACCTGCGCGAGGAGCTGAAGGCACTCGGCTGGCTCGGCCAGAACATTTCGAAGGAGGTTGCCGCCTTCAAGGCCGCGATCTCCGAAATGAGCCTCGACGAAGAGCAGAAGGCGAAGCGCGAGGAGAAGGGCGATCGCATCGACGATTACGTCGCTCTCCTCAGCAGGTCTCGCGCAGGTGCACGTGCGCGTACACGTGAGGGCAATGCCTATGCTGAGGCAAAGCTCGTCGAGACCGTCGCTGCTGGCGTGCAGACTGATATCGGCCGCGCGGCTCTGATCGCCGCCGTCGACATCATGATCGAGCGTGAAGAGGAAGAGATCGCAACGAGCGCAGGAGGCGAAAGTGAAGAAGTAGCCAAAAACGCCGTCGCAAGCGCGTCTGGCCCGGACGAAAAACGGGCAACCAATTCGCCTGAACAGGCAGAATTCCACGCGAAAGCCAGTGATGATGCATGCGAGGCAGGCCGTAAGGCTTTGGGCCGCGCTGAGGCTTCGGCTGAAGCACCCGACGGTGCGGAGCTGGTGAGTAGGGGTGTCGCTGACCGAGCAGCGACTGCAACGTCTGAGAATGGACGTGACAGCCTGGAGAGACAGGCACCTTCTTCCACCGCCAAGCCGAAATACGCCCTTAGGCCACATTGCCTGAACCCGGGTGAGACCTGCGGCGGCTACGGAGACAAGCATTGCCACGGATGCCTCAAGGCGATGCGTGAGCAAGCGGAGGAAGTCGCATGAGCGAATACCTCCGGCCATCCAAATCAGAAGACGCGGCAGCTCAAAGAACCATTGAGGGCAGGGTGGATTTCCATCGCGCCCAGGTGAGCCGCTCCGCTTCGTCCAATCGAAGTTCAGATCAGAAGAGGGCTGCATGATGATGAATACCTTGCTTGTCTGTGGTGCTTCCATCGGCCTCGCCGCAATCGGCGCGAGGATCTTCAACGCGGCCTGCGACAAGATCGGGCGGCTCGCTGCTGAGCGCCGCGACCTGATCGCTGAGAACAAGTTCCTGAAAATGACTGATGACGAACTGGCCGCCCTGATCCTGGCGGACGTTCGCGACGGTCGTCTCTGAAAACGAACTGGCCGGTTTCCTCCCCCGGCTAGAGCGGCTGGTCCTGGTCCTCCTCCCTCGGGACCAGCCGCAACACATGCACCCTGATCCGCTTGTTCGCCAAGTTCATCACCACGGCTCGAACAGCGTCACCCAGGGGAATAGGGGCCGGCGACGACGAGGTCACGTCGCCGGCAGTAGGGGCAGCTGCGGCGGAGCCCCTACGAAACGGAAAGACCTGGGAGGGATCGGCAGCCGTTGGCGCGGCGCCGTCCTCTCCATCGGAAGTAATGCCTGTGCGCATCCACTCTTCTCCTTCGACACGAGAAGAGATCGCACAGGAGGCGTCGGAAAAATGCGCAAAAACAATATGGAGAAATCCGAAATGTCTACGACAGTCGAGTTTTGCCAATTCGCGCTGCGGGAAAGGATAGCCCCGCCGGCAATCGGCAGTGTCAAACAGCGCATCGTCTATGCAGCTCGTAAGACTGGCTGGTCGCAGTCGCGTACCCGCGACATTTGGTACGCCGACCCGCGTGTTTCCATCAAGGCAGACCAACTCATCCAGATCGAGGCCCTCTCCGGTCTCGCATATGCACGGCAGGAGGTGCGGAAGAATGACGACGCAATCGCAAGGGCCACGGCTCTCCTGGGTGGCGAGGATGCGCATCTCGTTCGCTCGATCATTGCTGCGGTTCGCTCGGCACTTGGCATACGCCATCGCGCCTGAATTGCGAGAGGAAGAGGGGGATCGTGATGTTCAGAACTGATCTTTTCCGCGAGACCAGCGCCGACGCTTTGATGGCATCCGCCTATGTCGGTGCGCCCCTTATCGTCGATAGCTTCGCCGGCGGCGGTGGAGCCTCGACCGGCATCGAGATGGCCCTCGGCCGCTCGCCTGACATTGCCATCAATCACAATCCGGAGGCACTGGCGCTGCACGCCGCCAACCACCCGGAGACTCATCACCTCTCCGAGAACGTTTACCGCGTCGATCCTCTCGACCACCTCAAAGGCAAGCACATCGGCCTCGCCTGGTTCTCGCCGGATTGTAAGCATTTCTCGAAGGCAAAGGGCGGCAAGCCGGTCGAACGCAACATCCGCGATCTGTGCTGGATCATTCCCGGCTGGATCGAGCGCATCCAGAAGAGCGGCGGCCGCGTCGACGTGGTCATCATGGAGAACGTCGAGGAGTTCAAAGATTACGGCCCGCTCGTCCAGACGCCGCGCGGCCTGATGCCGGACCCGGAGAGGCGCGGCGAGAACTTCGAGAAGTGGTGCAAGAAGCTGCGCAGGCTCGGCGGTCGCATTGAATACCGCGAGCTGCGCGCCTGCGACTATGGCGCTCCGACGATCCGCAGGCGGCTGTTCGTGATCATCCGATTCGACGGCAAGCCGATTGTCTGGCCTGAGCCAACGCACGGTAAGCCCGAGGACCCGGATGTGATCTCCGGCAAGAAGCTGCCGTGGCGTACCGCAGCTGAATGCATCGATTGGTCGCTGCCTTGCCCGTCGGTCTTCGACACCAGCGAACAGATCTGGGAGAAGCACAAACTGCGCGCTGTTCGGCCGCTAGCCGAGGCGACGCTGGCGCGAGTGGCGCGTGGGATGAAGCGCTACGTGCTCGATGCGGAACGGCCGTTTCTCGTCCAGACGGGATACGGCGAGCGGGCAGGGCAGACGCCGCGCGCCATGAGCGTCGATTATCCGTTGGGCACGGCTGTAGCCGGCGGGGTGAAACATGCGGTTATCACGCCCATTCTGACGGCAGCACAGCATGGCGGTTCGGTGCGGCCGATCGACGATCCGGCACATACGGTGACCGCCAGCCGCAAGGACCAGAATTCCGTCATCGTGCCGACGCTGATGGGTTGTGGCGGCCGGGCAGGGCAAAGCCGTCCGCGTGCTGGCGACGAGCCGGCCGGCACGATCACGGCCAAGGCGGACGGCTGCGTTGCGGTCGCCTTCCTTGCGCAAAACAACTATCTTGAGCCTGGCCATGATGCGCGCGAACCACTGTCGACTATTGTCGGCAGAGGCAGCACGCAGAGCCCAATAGTTGCTTTCATGGCTCAACACAATGGCGATCCGCGCAGCGATGGCAGCGAGGCCGCTCGGCCCGGGCGTGATGCTGGCGAACCATTAGCGACCATCACACAATCCGGAAGCCAGCAGAGCCTTGTCGCTGCTTTTGTCGCTCGCCAGTTCGGCACATCGACCGGTCATGCGGTCGACGTGCCTACGGCGACTGTTATGGCGGACGGCGGCGGCAAGTCGCAACTCGTCATGCCGTACCTGCAGGCCTATTACGGTACGGGGGATGGCCAGCACGAGACGGAGCCGATGCGCACCGTCACGACGAAGGACAGACACGGCCATGTCGAGGCGACTATCGGCATCCCGCCCTTCACAGAGGCGCAGGCCGACCGCGCGCGCCAAGTCGCTGACTTCATGCGCGCGCAGGGCTTCTGGGACGATCGCGAGTTCGTAACAGTTGAGATCTCGGGCGAGACCTTCGTAATCATCGATATCGGGATGCGGATGCTGACGCCGCGTGAACTATTCAATGCGCAGGGATTCCCGTCCGACTACGTCATTGATGGTGCTTGGAACTATCAAGCAGACGGCGCCGGCCCTGTTTGGCGCGAGTTCTCGAAGTCGGTTCAGGTCTCCTGTGTCGGCAACTCCGTCTCGCCGCCCGTCGCCTGTGCGCTGGTCTCAGCGAACTGCAGCCACCTCATCGAGTATCGGGAGGCGGCAGAATGACCGAAGCTGAACTCCTCCGCGAAGAGATCGCCGAACTCGAAGCTCAGATATTCCGCATCAAGGGAAGCATGAACCGCTCCGACAACGGCGTGAAGCTGCAGAAACTCGCGGTGATCACTCGACTGCGTGACCGGTGCAAGAAGTCTCTGGCTGCCCTCGAAAAGCACGGGGCGGCAGCATGACGGTAGTCTCCTCAAAATACGCGCGTATCGAGAATGATCTGTACCAAACAGAGCCTTGGGCAACCGAGGCACTGATCCGTCACTTCCCCGTCGCCGGTATGAAAATCTGGGAGCCAGCTGCCGGCAACCATCTGATCGCCGACGTTTTGAAGGAGGCTGGTGCGACGGTCCACACGAGCGACATCGCGACATACGAGCGGCGGCAGGATCAATGGTTGGACTTTCTGGACGATCTACCGGTCACGTTCGGCGGCGACGGGATAATCACCAACCCGCCCTACGGCGTCCAGAACCGGACGGCGGTCAAGTTCGCTGAGAAGGCGCTCGAGAGATGCTCCGGTCTCGTTGCTCTTCTGCTTACCGCCAAGTTCGATTCCGGCAGTACCCGCACGCACCTGTTCCGAGACAATCCCCGCTTTGCTGGGAAGATCGTGCTTATCGATCGCATCAGCCTCCTCTTGAACAATGAGAGCGGGACCGAAGATCACGCATGGTACATCTGGACCGAGGCGCCGCGCCTGCCGCGCGTGCCTGTCCTGATTTATGCGGGGAGGGAAGCATGACCTTCCTCGAAGCCTACGCCAGGTATGGCCCCGACACGATGGCGATCGCGGAGGCCTTGGATATCAAAGAGCACGAGGCCGACACCCTCATCAATATGAAGATGAACCGCGATCGGCTGGGCCCGACGGTATGCCAGATGGCGGCTTTGAATGCTCCCCGTAAGCCCGTTCGTTTCGCCGGCTACGACGAGACAGAAAAGTCGTGGTGGTAGAATGAGCCGGTGGATTCGCGTCCAGACCTCCATCTTCGATCACGAGGTGTTCGCCGCTGAACCGTTCAGCGAGCGTGAGGCTTGGTTGTGGCTCATCTCCAAAGCGGCATGGAAAGACACCGTGCACCGCATAGGGGCGTCTGTCATGCCCGTCCCTGCAGGAAGCCTTTTCGTGACCATCCGCGAGATGCAGGCGGCATGGAAATGGACCTCAACGCGACGCGTTCACCAGTTCCTTGAGCTGCTTTCCAAGCAGAACATGATTGAAACGTCTTCTGAAACAGGGAAGACGCTCGTAACTGTCTGCAATTACAGCAAATATCAAAACGCTGAAACACATTCTGAAACAACGGAAGGTGCTGAAGCGAAACAAAAACGAAACACAAAAGACACCAGTACACCACACACCAACCTATCCTCACTCCGTTCGGATGTTTGCCCGGAGGCGGAAAAATCCGCTCCGGCCTCGCCGACGGTGATCGAGCTTCCGACTGTCAATGGCGACATGGTTTCGATTTCCGAGGCGGATGTTGCCGAGTGGTCCGAGGCTTTCCCTGCCGTGAACGTTCGCCAGCAGCTGGCGGCGATGCGCTCGTGGCTCAACGCCAATCCCAAGAACCGCAAGACCGGCAAGGGCATGAAACGCTTCGTCGTTTCCTGGCTCACTCGTGACCAGGACCGCGGAGGAGGGCGCCAGCATCCGCAGGCCCAAGCGCCGCCACGCCCGCAAAGCCCTTCCATGCAACGCCACCACGACATCCACGCAAGGCTGAAACGAGAACTCTACGGTGAACCAGATGACCAATTTGCCGGCCAAACTGTCGACCTTGCAGCAGGAGATTTCCGCTCTCACTGAGCAGCTTGCCCCGGCCGGCGCCGACGAAATCGGCCAGTGCATCGAAGGCCTCATGAGCGGCGGCATGCGGATCTCCGAAACGATCACTGCTGCAAACCCGGTCGAAGAATACCGCCTCTCCCTCCGCAACGTGCCGGTCTACGGGTTGCGCCGCGCCTACGTGAAGCTGAAGCGCGGCGAATACGAAAACATCAACAAGGCTTTCATTCCCCTGCCGGCGGAGCTTGCGGCCATGGCCAATGCCGAATGCCGTCTCATCCGCGAGGACCGGATTCGCAAGCAGGAAACGCTTAGGGCGATCGAGGACTCCGTCAGCCGAACGCTGCCCAGCTCTCATGGGCTCATGGACCTGCGCGTCACCCAGCGTGAGCGCGCAATCGCACTGGCGGAGAAGGGCTTCGTCAGGGTTGCCGAAGGTGTCGACCATCTGGAATTCGCCCAGCTCGCCAAGTCTCGGGAACTGCCGGCGGGCTCCGTCCACCTGTGGGCAATCGACGAGGTTTGGTCGCCGATCGCTGTCCGCGTCAACCGCAGCAGGATCCAGACCAAGCTGAACGTCCAGCCGCCGCCGGTATCGCCGGAGCGCGCTGATGAGCTCGTCCGCATGCTGGCTCTCCCCGATGCCAGCGAGGTCACCGCCGAACAGATGGCGTATCGCGGCAAGGTGAAGGCAGACATCAAAGCGGCCGAGCCGGCAGAAGAGGAGCGCGCGGCGTGATCCACTATCACGGCACACCGCTTACCCCGCGCACCGAGCTGATGAAGATGGCCGGCAAGCACTTCTGCGTCCCGTTCGCTGACGCGCGTGATGCTGACTGGTGCCTGGCACACGGCCAATCGGTGATGTGGGACAACGGCGCTTTCTCAGTCTGGAAATCGGGCGCCGTCATCGATTGGAACAAACTCTACGCGTGGCTCGAAGCGCGACTTGGCCAACCTCATTGGGCTGTCGTGCCCGATGTCATCAACGGAAGCATCGAGCAGAACCTTGAACTCATTCGCCAGTGGCCGTTTCACAAGAACGTCTCGGCTGTCGTCTGGCATCTAAACGAGGGCATCGACCATCTTTTCCGGCTGATCGACCTCGGATTTTCTAAGGTCTGCTTTGGGTCGACCGAAGAGTACGAACCTGTCGGGGGTCCGGCATGGGAACGGCTCATGTATACCGTTTTCAACGAACTGGATCGGCGCGGCCTGATCGGAGTGATCTGGCTGCACGCGCTGCGGGGCCTCTGGCTCGCCGGAGACATCTTCCCGTTTTCATCAGGCGACAGCACCAACGTCGCCCGCAACTTCAAGAACACCAACAGGTACGTTTGCCCCGAGCGCATGGCTCGGCGGATCGACGCAATCCAGTGCCCGATCACATGGTCGGCGCGCCCCGAGCAAAGGGACATGTTCGATGCAGCTTAAGACCATCCTCCTCACGGCAGCCTTTGCGGCTACCATCCCAGCCGCAAACTGGATGATCGGCAATGTCGGCACGGAGTGCATCCCAAAGGGTCCGTGCCTCCTGCCGGTCGGCTTTGGCCTTCATGCGCCCTCCGGGGTGCTGCTCGTCGGGCTAGCGCTCGTCCTTCGGGATATGGTCCATGAAGCCGGGGGAGCTAAGGCAGCAATCGTCGCAATTGGCCTGGGCGGGTTCGTTGCGTGGCTCTTCGCGCCGCCAGCCTTGGTCCTCGCCTCCGTCCTTGCGTTCGTACTGGCGGAACTGGCGGACCTTGCTGTCTATGCTCCCCTGCGCGCAAAGCGTCTTTCGCTTGCCGTACTCGTCAGCGGCGTTGTCGGAGCTGCTGTTGATAGCGCCGTATTCCTCTGGGTGGCGTTCGGATCGCTCGACTTCATCGCTGGTCAGATCGTCGGCAAGCTTTGGATGACACTGCTTGCGGCCGTGGTCCTCGCTCTAAGTCAGAAGAGGGCTGCGGTATGACCATCCAGCACCGTACCGTCGACATCGAAGCCGCTGCCAAGCTTTGGAGCGAGGGCCTGTCCGCCGCGCAGATCGCGAGCAGATTTGTTGTCTCGCGAAACGTCGTCATCGGCATCGCCCATCGGAACCGTGACCGTTTCCCGCCGCGACAGAAGCGGAAGCTGGCGCTTTCGAGGCGCGAGCGGACACGCCGGCCGGCCGAGCGGGCGCCGGAGCTTCAGCCGGAGCCGGAAATCCCGGCCACGGCCTTCGACGCTGAGCGGCTCAAACACGCAAAGCCTCTCCACGAACTGACGGGGCGCGAATGCTGCTGGCCCCTGAACACCGGCGGCCCGTACCTGTTCTGTGCGGCGGAAACGACGGGCCGCTACTGCCGAAACCACCATGCTCGGTCATTGCCGAAGAAGAACGAGGGAAAAGCATGAACAGATCACGTTGGTACGCAATCCGCGTCGCCCCGGGCTATCAGCGCATGGCGGCCGTCGACGAGCGCCTGCCGGAAAGCCGGCGCATGGAGTCGATCATCGAGCGGAACTGCCGCAAAGACGGCTTCGACATCTTCATGCCGTCGTTCTACACCGAGCTGAGGCATCACCGGACAAAACAGATCCTCCAGAAGCGTTTCCCGTTCCTGGTCGGCTATGCCTTCGTCAACCTGCCCAGACTGAACTTCGAGGAGCTCAGGAGCGTCGAGGGTGTCGTGTGCTTCCTTCGGGGCGCGAACTATGGACCGCTCGAGTTCCCCGACGTGACCATCGAGGCGCTGTACTTCGCCGAGCACGAGCGCCGGCAGGCATTCCTCTACGAGCAGCACTGCCGGAAGGAGAACGAGCGCCACGAGCAAATCCAGCACCTGCGCGGCCAGCTTCGCAAGATCCTGCCGAAGGGGCGGAAAGCGCGCGTCTCGATGGTCGATCAGGCGGAGAGGGCTATAGATTCTCTAAGTCCGCAGATCAAAGAGCGAGTGCTGAAAATTATCAGTGAATTGAATAGTCTCAAGGCAGACGCGGAGGTTGAAAATCTCCGGCAAGCAGTATAGATTTCCTGCAGTGATTTGCGGTTGTTCAGTTGCGGACCTCACAGAGGGAATACTCGCCGGACCGCTGCCGAAAGTTCACACTCGGCGCATAGAAGAAATGCGCCCTAAATCCTGGTCAATTGACATGAACAGCCAAGCTGCCGAGCGTGAGCAAGTCTACATTGAGGTGGTCCATCAGCGTAAGAGCAGCAAGACGCGCATCCGCCTTCGGGAGTCCGCTGATCTCGGATCTGGGCCGACCACGGTAACGCTACAGCGCCGGCAGAATAAGGCCAGGTTCAGCAGATAGCTTTGGTTTGCCCGGTAGTGCTGCTGGAAAATGCAGATAGACCCCGACTGGGCAAGCGCGACCACCCGATGACCGCCGTCTATGCGGTAGGGTGGTCGCCTTCAGACATGGCCGGGAACATACCATGCTCGCGAAGTGGACCGTGATCTTGCCTTACTTCATCGTCGAGTGGTTGGCGAAGCGGTATTGCGAGCGGGTGGAAGCGGTCACTGGATACGAGTCCAGCAACCCATATCGCGGCACCATCCTTTCATGGCCCAAGGCCAAATAGCTTCACGTCGGCGTAGAGCAGCCCGGTAGCTCGCCAGCCTCATAAGCTGGAGGTCGCAGGTTCGAGTCCTGTCGCCGCAACCAATCTTTCGTGCCGCCGTGAAAACGGATGGCCGCCTCAAGCTGGCGATATCGGGTCGCCAGGCGGTCACAGTTCGGGAAGAGGTGACATCTATCCGCCCATGCTACGGCATGGCTTCCCGAGCAGATCAGGACCGCGCAGCGCAGGGCGGTCGACACCACTAGCGTAAAGGCTCCGTTCCCGGCCCGTCATGGCATTCCCATCCCGTCTCTGTTCGCAGGGGCGGGTTTTCGCTTGTATCGCGCCGCGAATTTTCCGGAATTTTGCCACGGAGAATCGGAATTTTTGTTTTTGCAAACTGTTGACAAGAATGGTCCGCATTATCCCACCAACGTGATACCCATCATCACCAGCGAAGCGATTAGTTCGAGGATGCCTGCAGTTCGGGTGACGGGTGATTTCTCGATGGCATCAAGAACTTCCTTGATTCTCAGCTGAAAGCTGATCTTCGCTACTCGATTGAAAAACCGAGCCGCGACGTCTGTATTCGCGCTACTTGGAGCCAGACCAGTCATAGGTCCGTGAGCATCGCTTGTAAGCGCCGCAACGTCACGTCGCCAGTCCTCGGCCAGGTCCTCATCGGAGAGCGCTACCAGCACCGGGAGTGCCTCTTGAATAGTTACCTTCTGTTCATCCGCCAGCTCAGCCAGATCCCGCTCCGTTAGAAGCTTTCTGTTCTGTGCCACCCCCGGGTTCGTGATTCGAATGCCTTTCAAAGCTTCTTCTAAGCTGTTTTGAAGGCCGATATTCTCCTCGCTGTTTGGAAGATCCCCGGTAAAAATTTGGCGGGCGATAGCCGATTGGACATCAGAAAAATCCATTTCAAGCCGTTGGGGGTCACTCGCGTACACGGTCACGGAACGCGTGAGTACTTTATACTCTCTAGAACCCCGATTAATGCCATTTGAAACGTCATCAACCACGTCCGCGAGGGCGTCGCGTACCCGCGAAACAAGCACATCATGAAGATCGGGTTTGCCGACGTCGATCGGCTCTGAATGAAATTGCGCCGTTGACAGCTGAAACGTCAAAGTCTCAGCATAAGGAAGCATTCGAATTAGAGCGCTGGCCGTCGCTTGTTCGATTGCTGCCAACAAGCCTTGTGAGGATTGCCATTCGTCGTCTCTTAAGCGGGCTATGTCCTGCTCTATGCCGTGGTCTATTGGCTGACCTAATTGATACCTCTCCCACCATATCCCCCAGAACGGAGTGCCCGTCAGGGCGGTGATCTCGTCCGGAAAGCGCTTGGCATAAGACCAATATCTAGGGGCATTTAGTTCTGCAGTAAAAAGTGGAGTTTGGAACAGGTCTACCCCCGCTTCGATTGCCCTAACATCTCGATCAATTTGAGCGCTGGCCTGTGAAAATGCATCCACGCCTGAGTTGATTTGGTCGATAACATTCCCGGACAGATGTAGTGCGTGAAGATAGTAGTCGTCCGCCGATAGGCCTCTTGAAGCCGCCAGCCCACTTCGTATCATCGACACGAAGGCAAAAAACTCATCTGAAGACTGTGGGCTAGGCTCGCTCGGCGTTTCGACGGGAAAAGCGATCCGAATGCCGTCTCGCAAATGTGTGACCAATAGTAGGGTGGTTTTAAGCAGAAGTGCGACTTTAGCCTCATCCGTCGGATCGCGCGTACCGATGATACCAGGAAGTGCTCGCAGTAACGACCGGGCGAGCACGTGCAAGGCGCTTCGATCATCGACGCGTTTCAGCCACTCCGGCATATATTCGGGGTAAGGGCCGCTCATCGACAAATCTCCTGCGAACTTCGGGAGAGGATCGCTCCCGGTATGTGGTGTGGGCTTACTGTCCTGTACCGGAACTCTCAGACGAATCAGCGCTGTTTATGATGGGGTCGACCCGCCGCTGACTGATGGGCGTCATCCATTAGAGGTATATCAGGCGTTTCCAGATCGTAAAGCGGGGTCACCATCGTCACTGTAACGCGCCCGACAATGAACTCCACGCGCCGACGGTGTACCAAAGGTAAGGCGCTTCAATGAGACCACAACCGCCGTCCTCACTCTTCGAGGAGATCAACTCGCCAGCGTTCGTCCCAGCCGAAGAAATGCCGGAATGGATAGAGGAAACGTTCCTCGATTCGGCCTCGATGCTCCACAATCCGGAGCACGCACACCTGGCGCACGCTGAGATCGGCGTCCTCTGGACGGTCGTGGAGAACAGCCGCAAAGGGCGACGCATCATCGGCCAGTGCGAAGAGGGAAAGCCTCAGGGCGCAATGGGCAAGTGGGCACTCGCCCGTGCAGAGATGCAGGTAAAGCAGTGGTTCGGCTTCGTCCCGGATTTTATCATCACGCTTGACGCAGAATACTGCCGCGCGTGTGGGGATGCCGAATTCATGGCGCTAGTCGAGCACGAGCTCTACCACGCTGCGCAAGAGACGGATGCATTCGGCGCCCCCAAGTTCAGCAGGTCAACCGGCGCGCCGGTCTTCACCATCCGCGGGCATGACGTCGAAGAGTTCGTCGGCGTCGTTCGCCGCTATGGGGCAGACGCAGCTGGTATCCGCGCGATCGTAGATGCCGCTAACCGCCCGCCGGAGATAGCCCGGGCTCAGATCGCTCATGCTTGCGGAACTTGCCAGTGGAGGCTGGCCTAGCCTACCTTGATGGCGCCGGAACGAACGGCCTCTGTGGCGTCCAGGGTCGCTCCTAAGGAGTTTTCCCACCCCGGGATTTCTTTCACATCGTTTGCGGTGAGCTCTAGCTCATACTCGGGGTCGAGTAGCGTTTTCCTTCCCATGATTGGAATGATCAGCTTCTTTTCAACTCCACGGTAACTGCCGGGCGGAACCGACACACCATTTACAACGGTATGGCTGCTGACGATCAACCTGATGGATCGTTTCTGTGCTGACATTTCGTCCCTCGTTTTCTGAGCCGAGCGCTTTAGTGCATGACTGACCGGAGCCTGACAAGTCGATGGCAAAAGGAAACCTGAAAGAAGAGGTGAAAACCTTCATTGTCCAAAGCCTCGCATGCTTCGACACACCTTCGACAGTCGTCGAGGCGGTCAGGAAGGAATTCGGCGCGACGATCACGCGCCAATCGGCGGAAGGCTATGACCCGACCAAGAAGGCCGGCAGCAACCTCGCAGAGAAGTGGCGCCTGCTCTTCGAGGAGACCCGCAAGACCTTCTTAGAGGATACGGCGACCATCGCCATCAGCCACCGGGCGGTCCGGCTGCGCGCTCTCCAGCGCATGGCAGAGAAGGCAGAGACGCAAGGCAACATGGTGCTGGCGGCATCGTTGATGAAGCAGGCCGCCGAGGAAGTGGGCAACGCCTACACCAACCGGCGCGAGTTAACGGGAAAGGATGGGAAGGACCTGCCGGTACCCGTATCGCCGGTCACTATCTTCCAGTTACCCGACAATGGCAGGAGCTGAGCAAGGGCAGGGCGCCCAGACGATCATCCGGCCGCAGCCGGGCCCGCAGACAGCATTCCTTGCCTCCCCGGCAGATATCGCCATCTATGGCGGCTCGGCAGGCGGCGGCAAGACGTGGGCGCTTCTCATGGAGCCGCTGCGCCATGTGTCGAACCCGCAGTTCGGCGCCGTGTTCTTCCGCCGGTCCACCGTCCAGGTCCGAAACGAGGGCGGTCTTTGGGATGAGAGCGAGAAACTCTATCCGGCCATCGGCGCCTCGCCCAAGGAGCATGTGCTGCAATGGAGCTTCCCGTCGGGGGCCTCAGTATCGTTTGCTCATCTGGAGCATGACAAGACCGTCCTGAACTGGCAGGGCTCGCAGATCCCGCTCATCTGCTTCGATGAGCTGACGCATTTCAGCGCCAAGCAGTTCTGGTACATGGTTTCGCGTAACCGCTCTATGAGCGGGGTGCGGCCATACATCCGAGCAACCTGCAACCCTGATGCGGATAGCTGGGTAGCAGAGTTCATCAGCTGGTGGATCGACCAGGATACCGGACTGCCGGTCCCAGAGCGGGCGGGCGTCCTTCGCTGGTTCGTCCGCATTGGCGATGCGATCATCTGGGCCGACAGCCCGCACGAACTGGCGCACTACACCGCGCCGAACGAAGACGGCATTGAAGCGCCGATCCCGCCGAAATCGGTGACGTTCGTCCCGGCAAAGCTCAGCGACAACCGCGCGCTGATGGCAGCGGACCCGAGCTATCTGGCGAGCCTCATGGCCCTGCCAACGGTAGAGCGGGAGCGGCTCCTCGGCGGCAACTGGAAGATCCGGCCGGCTGCCGGTCTCTACTTCCAGCGCGCCTGGTGCCAGCTGGTTGACGCCGCGCCGCATGACATTCGTTGGATGCGCGGCTGGGACTTGGCAGGCACGCCGAAGACAGAAAGCAATGATCCGGACTGGACTGCTGGAACGCTGATGGGGAAGACTCCGGACGGTCGATACTTCATTGCGGACCACCGGCGCGATCGTTTGTCACCTGCTGGCGTTGAGCGGATGATCAAGAACACGGCGGACGGCGACGGAAGAGCGGTTGCCATCTCATTGCCACAGGATCCGGGGCAGGCGGGCAAGAGCCAGGTGGCCACCCTGACGAAGATGCTGGCCGGTTTCAGCGTTCGCTCATCACCGGAGAGCGGGGACAAGATCACAAGGTTCAGTGGCTTCTCGGCTCAGGCCGAGGCGGGCAATGTCTTCGTGATCCGCGGCCGTTGGAACGAGGACTGGTTCACCGCCTTGGAGAGCTTCCCCGAGGCGACGCATGACGACGATGCGGACAGCACGAGCAGAGCATTCAACGCGCTGATCTCATCGCCCCCCGTGACGACGACCACGACGGTGCAGGGGCTATATTGAGGCTGGGGGCTCTTCACTGTCCGGACAGATGCCGAGCGAGCGTCCAGCCTTCGTACCCCGATACCCGGATCTTCTGCCATCCATGTGTCGAGTAGGGCAGGAACTGGATTTCGCACTGGTTCGGCAGGAGCTCTTTGATGACGCGCGAGTGATCGGATGGATAGGCGCGGACGGGTAACCTCTTCTGTCCAGAGATGCCATCGACGCAGTACATCGCTGGCGACACCATAGAGATAAACCGGCGGTTTACCCATCCGCCATTGTGTCCGTCTTCAATCGGGCACCATTGCCCCTTGCAGTTGGCAACCACCATGACGCCGCACCGGCCATAGCGAAGCTTCGACACGACCCTGCTGCTGGCGGAACCCGCAGATCGCATGTTCAGCGCGTCGTCGGGCCTTACGTTAACGACGCAATGCTCTTCGCCGACGGCAATCTGAGCATTGGCCGGGAAGGCGATGAAGGCCATCGCCGTCATGATGCTGGCCAATATGAGTGGTGCGGGCATTGGATCTCCTCCTTGGTCCAGACAATGCGTCGAGCCGGCTGAACTATGTCTGAATAGGACGACAATATGAGTGATGCCGTCGAGACCAAACATCCAGCCTATCGCGAGCGCGTCGATGAATGGTCCCTGATGAGGGACACCGCCGGCGGCGAGAAGGAGGTGAAAGGAGCAGGAGTTGCGTATCTACCTCAACCTTCCGGCTTCAAGGCCCAGGCTGACGGCGGCACCGCACTCTATGACGCTTACCAGAAGCGGGCCCAGTTTCCGGAGATCGTCCTGCCGACGATCCACGGCATGGTTGGCATCATCCACAGGACCGAAGCACAGATCGAGCTTCCCGATGCGATGCAGCCGCTCTGGGAGAAGGCAACGAAGGATGGGCTCCCTCTTGAGGCTCTGCATCGCCGGATCACTGCAGAGCTCCTGACCACCGGCCGCTATGCTCTGCTCGCTGATGCTGCCACAGAAGGTTCGGACCTGCCTTGGCTTGCCGGCTACACCGCTGAGGCTCTGATCAACTGGGCCGATGATCGATCTATGTTTGTCCTCGACGAGAGCGGCTTGAAACGAGAAGGCTTTCGCTGGGAACCAGAGCGGCGCTTCCGCGTGCTGGAGATGAAGGACGGCACCTATACCGTCCAGACCTATACCGGCTCGGATCGGGCGCCAGGTGATGAGGTAACGCCATCGGGCAGAGGCAATGCCAAGCTGAATGAGATACCTTTCGTCGTGATTGGCGCGCGCGATCTGTCGTTGGCTCCGGAGCTTCCGCCGCTTCTCGGTGTGGCTCGATCGGCCATTGCTCTCTATCAGCTGTCCGCGGACTATCGCTGGCAGTTGTTCATGACAGGGCAGGAGACGCTGGTTGTCATCAATGGCGATCCTCCGTCGGCTGTCGGCGCTGGCGCCGTCATCGCGATCAAGCAGGGCGACAATGCTGGCGCTCCTGATGTGAAATACGTCGGACCGGCCGGGACAGGCATTGCTGCTCACCGGACTGCGATCCTGGACGAGAGGCAAAACGCGGCACAGTCCGGGGCTCGGTTGTTCAACAGCTCGGAGAGCAAGTCGGCGGAGAGCGGTGACGCCCTGCGGATACGGTTCGCCGCCGAGACGGCTACGCTGACGTCGATTGCTCTTGCGAGCGCGCAGGGCTTGGAGAAGGCGCTCCGGCACATCGCCATCATGATCGGGCAAGGTCCCGAGGCGGTGACAGTGAAGCCGAACCTGTCGTTCGTGGATGCGACGCTGACACCTGAGCAGGCGGCTTCGCTCGTGTCGCTTTGGCAGAATGGCGCGATCGCGTACGAGACGCTCTACGAGAACCTTCAGCGCGGGGAGATCGCAAGCGCTGAGCGGGATCACGAGGCAGAGCTTAGGTTGATCGATGAGGAGCGGTTCGGAAGCGAACAGGAACTCGACGCTGCCACGACCTAATCTCAGCGAAGATGCGCCATTCCATCGCTGCAGGCTGTTAGAACCACCTCAACCAAATCGAGTTGATTGATATACGTAAAGTTAGTGGCTCCCTCTGCATACCTGAACTTCAACTTCCGGTGCTCAGGGCCAATGATCTTCACGAGGTCGGCCATAGCCAATTCCTGAAAGGCGAAACCTTTGGCTAGCGCCGCTTTCAGCAAAGCATCAAGATCATGCCCGTACTTCAAGACGTCTCCTCCGGTTGCGTCACGGAGGAATGCCTTCAGGTATAGTTCTACAGCAAAACCAAGATTGAAATAGTAGCCTAGATAAACCGCCGGCTGATCGTCACCTCGCGGCTTCAGATGCGGTGCTGCCAGGCGTGTCATCTCGTGCATAGCGACCGCCGCTCGATAAAGCTCTTTGGCAGTGGAAATCATTGGTGGTTTGGCCAATTCGTCCTCCGTAGGTAAGGCCCTTCGAAATAGTTTGAAGTCAGCTGCTTAGCAACACAAACTCATCTCAGTCACGTTAAGTCAATCGTAGTCGTTCCGCCGCCTCCGGGTGGCTTTTTCGCGTCCGGTAGTATCCGGACTGTACTAAGGAGAAGGCCAGTGGCCATTAAAGCAATCATCGACAGCCTCGATAGTGTCGAGGAGCAGTACCGCTCCCTCTACGAGGAGAAGGACGGCAAGTTCGTCCTCGCAATCGAGGGCATAGAGTCCCATCCTGGCGCCGCAGCGCTCAAGGCCGCTCTCGATCGCGTCCGCGGCGAGAAGCGCACCCTCAGCGACAAACTGACGGCAGCCGAAAGCAGGCTGGAAGGCTTGCCCGAAGATTTCGACCGCGAGGCATACGAGACCCTCCGCCAGCAGGCTGAAGGCAAAGAACCTCCGAAGATCGAAGAACGCCTCGCAGCGCAGAAGACGCAGCTCGAGGCGAAGTTCGCCAAGGACCGCGAGAAGCTCGAAGCCCGGGCAAACAAGCTGGACAGCACCCTCCGCCGTGTGATGGTCGACGACGGCCTGACCAAAGCTCTGCTCGACGCTGGCATCGACAAAAACTACCTGCCGGCCGCGAAGGCGCTCCTGAAGGAGAAGGGTCAGATCAAGCTCGTCGAGGACGACGATGCAATTCAGGTCTTCGCCGATGATGGCGTGAACGATCGGACGCCGCTGAGCGACTACGTCCGCAGCTGGGCGGGTCAGGACGAAGGAAAGGTATTCGTCGCAAAGCCAACTGGCGGCGATGCCAAGGGCGGCGACGGCCGTCAATTCAGTGACAATCCTTGGGACAGCAGCAACGGCAAGAAGCCGAACCTGACAAAGCAACAGCAACTCGTTCAGGAGAATCCGTCGAAGGCTCGCCAGATGGCGCAGGCCGCCGGCGTCACTCCGAACTGGTAACACCGGCGCCAGTGGCGCCACCGCAGACGAGGTCATGCCCAGTGGGGTGACCGAGACCATCCACCCCACATCCTCCAAACGATAGGAGCCTTGCAATGGCAACGACCCGCCTGAGCGACGTCATCTACGGCCCGCTCTTTCTCCCCACGACGATCCAGCGCATCGCGCAGCTTTCGCGCATCCGCAACTCTCCGATCGTTTCCACCGACGGCGAGCTTCAGCGCTTTGCCAACGGCCCCGGTGATCTCGTCCAGATGCCGTTCTGGAACGACCTGACCGGCAATTCCAACGTCTCGACGGACGATCCGGCCCAGACCGCGACGCCCAATAAGCTGACCCAGGGTCAGGACATGGCTCGCAAGATCCGCCGCAACAATGGCTGGCAGTCCGCCAACCTTGTTGCGTCCATGCTTGCCGAAGATCCACTCGACGCCGTTGCCCAGCTCATTGCAGAGTACTGGGTCCGCGAAGAGCAGCGGATCATGGGCCAGCAAATGAAGGGCGTCTTCGCCGCCGCCAGCATGGCGGGCAACGTTCTCGATGTCGCTTCGGAAGACGGTGCCGTTTCGCCCGTCAATCTCGACGCCGAGATCGCAGCAAATGCTTACGCGCTGCTCGGCGAATACGGCACGAGCCTGTCGGCGGTCCTCATGCACTCGCGTGTGTTCTATAACCTCCGCGCGGCGCGTGCGATCGAGAAGTTCAAGGATCCGGCAACCGGCCTCGACTTCGACATGTGGGACGACAAGGTCGTGTATGTCTCCGACCAGTGCCCGCGTGAAGCAGGTGCGACCTCGGGCTTCAAGTACACGTCGTATCTCTTCGGCAATGGTGCGATCGGCTATGCTGAGGCCACGGGCGAGGGCGGACCGAAGAAGCCGGTCGAGATCGACAGCGTTGCGGCCGCCGGCAACGGTGAAGGCGTGGAAACTGTCTGGTACCGCCGCCACTGGGTCATGCACCCACGCGGCGTTGCCTTCTCGGGCACGCCCGCATCTGCCTCCGGCGTGACTGACGCCGAACTCGCCACCGGCACTAACTGGACTCGGGTCTACGATCCGAAGCTCGTCCGCATGGTTGCCGTCGTCACCAACGGCTGAGGTTAGGGGCTTCTGCCCTACCCATATTATCCTCAATCTGGAGAAATATCATGACCGATCATGAGAACGATCCGCTTCTTGCGGAGGCGATCGCACGTCGTGACGAGAGCCGCGCGCAGATCCTGCGTTCCCGCGCCAACCGGCTCGGCGGCTCCGCCGTCGACCGGCTCGCCAATGCATTCGACAAAATGGCCGAACAGGCTGAGAAGGCTGCACGTCAGTCTTCCTCAGCTCTGTCAGACCTCGAGCCGATCAAGCCCGATCCGGAAGGCACCAGCCGCTCCCTCGCGGACAGTGAAGGGAACTTCCCCGCCAATGCTGAAGTCGCTGCGGCTGGCGGTGTAGGTATTAAAGCCAGCAACACCGATGTTTCCACCGGGAAGCCCGCCCAGACCATCGAACAGGCGGGCGTGGCAGTGACGTCCGGCGCTCAGAAGATCGTGGGAGATCAACCGGTTGGCGGCGCTGGTTCGACCGAAGAGCGATCCAAAGTTGAGATTCCGGCTAACTGGCGCGATCTCACCTGGCAGGAACGCCGCTCACTCGCTTCCAAGCTCAGTGACGATCCAATCAGCAATGGTGAAGAAGCCAATGCTGCAATCGACGCCGAGTTGAAGCGCCGCGGCTAAGGGGTGCTGAGAGTGGGAGGATGACCTCCCACTCTCAGTCCAGCGGGAAGCGAACGGCCGACGGCGGTACAGCCTTTTGAGGTGCGAGCTCGCCAAGACCTGGTTTATCAACAACAACGTCGTCCGGAGCTGACATGGCTGTGATCTACGGCACCCTCCCTGGCGCGCTCGCCTATCACCAAGCCCGAGGCAATGCTGCTTGGGCGTCAACCGGCGACGACGAGGCAAAACAAGCGGCACTGCTCCGCGGCTCCGTATGGGTCGACAACACCTACCGGTCCCGCTTTTCAGGCAGGAAGACCGGTGGCCGTTCCCAAGAGCGCGAATGGCCCCGGACCGATGCGACCGACGCTGCCGGCGATGACATCGATGCCGACGAGGTGCCATCTGAGATCGAGGAAGCCACCTACGAGGCGGCGCTGCGCGAACTGACGAAGCCAGGCTCGCTCGCTCCGGATTTCAATGGTTCGAAGCTGGTGAAATCCGAGCGGAAGAAGATCGGCCAGATCGAGAAAGAAACTGAATACGTGGAGGCGAGTGCGCGCGCGTCGATACCAGTGTTCGCTCTCATCGACGGCATCCTGGCAAGCCTTTTGGCTCCGGCCAAAGGCAACACATCCACCTCGCTACTCTGCAGGGTCTGATGGCTACGTTCGATTACACTGAGATGCAGGCGACCGCGCACGAGCTCATCGAAGAGTTCGGTCAGGCCGGTACAGTGAAGCGCGTGACGCCTCCGGATCCTGTCTACGGCGGCGAGCCGATTGTGACATCCTATCCAGCCACGCTCGTGCCAATGGCCTACGAGGCCCGCTACATCGACGGCACGGTCATCCAGACCGGCGACATGCAGATTTACATCTCGGCCGTCGGTCTCTCGATCGAGCCCACCGTCGGGGACGTCGTCACGGCCAATGGGGCCGATTACGCCATCATCAACGGCGACCCGAACAAATACGACGGCATCACGCCGGTCGTCTTCATCGTCCAAGGAAGGATTGCATCATGAAAGTCCGCTTCGTGAAGGCCCATAAGAGCTATTCCGTCGGCGATAGCGCCGATCTGGCGGTAAATGAGGCAAAGGCCGTGATTGGCCTCGGCCTGGCAGAGGAACTGGCGCCCGAGAAAAGCGCCAAGAAGGGCGAGAAGGCTGCAAGCGAATGACCGACCACTATGCCAGCCACACTCCGCATCTGTCGGCCGCAGCGCCCTTGGACACGAAGTGGCTGACCCGGTTCGATGAGCTTTTTGAACGTCATACTCGGCGGCAGGCGCTGCGCCGGGCGGTGATGGTTTCCTCATGGTCTTTCGTCGTCATGTTCCTGGCTGTCTGGTCACTCCTGCTTTTGGCGAAGTGAAACATGGCATCCCTTCGCCAGCAGCTCGACGCGCTCATCGAAGAGCTTTCCCCTGCAATGGAGAAGGCCTTTCGCGAGGCGATCGAGGACATCAAATCCGAGATCGTCTTGAAAGAGGTCGTCGAGCGGCTGGAACGCCGGGACGTCGAGGGTGCCATTGCGGCGCTACACATCGACCCGGCAGCCTTCCGGCCGCTCTCCGAAGCGATCCGGACTGCATTCAATTCCGGTGGCCTTCTCGTCGCCAAGAACATGCCGCGCCTGTCGGACCCGGCGGGCGGCCGTGTCGTCTTCCGCTGGGACGTTCAGAACCAGCGCGCCGAGCAGATCATCCGCGAAGCTTCGTCGACGATGATCACACACGTCACGGAAGACACGAAGCAGATGGCTCGGGAGCGGATCGAAGCAGGCTACGCCAAGGGGCAGGGGCCGAACACGATCGCGCTTGATATTGCGGGCCGCGTAAATCGCGTCACCGGGCGCCGGGAAGGCGGTTTGCTCGGGATGACGTCACAGCTTGCCCGCACGGTCGAGAACGCGCGCACGGCGCTCCTCTCGGGCGACGTGGAGGGCATGAAGCACTACCTGACACTCACGCGCCGGGATAAGCGCTTCGATCGTCAGGTCGCCAAGGCTATTCGGGAAGGGAAGCCTCTTCCTGCTGACGCCGTCCAGAAGATCACCGGCCGGCTCTCGGACCGGTATGTCCAACTACGCGCCCAGACGATCGCACGAACCGAAACGCAATCCTCGGTGCACGCGGCCAAGCATGAGGCGTATCAGCAGGGGCTTGATCGCGCCGGCCGCGACGCCAGCCTCGTCACACGTCGGTGGCGTTCGGTCGGCGACGGCCGTGTCCGCCACACGCACCAGGTCCTGAATGCCGAAGAGGTGACAGGCATGGACCTGCCGTTCCAGTCGCCATCGGGCGCTATGATGCGCTTCCCAGGCGATACCAGCCTCGGCGCCGGCGCCGCCGAGATCATCGGTTGCCGCTGCCACGTCGAATATAACTTCGACTTCGCCGAGGAATACGCGAGATCGCGAGGCCGATAATGGCTGAGAACAATCTGAGCTTCGCCGCGCAGGTCTCGGAATGGGTGCAGGCGGAGAAGGAACGCGAAGCGGCCGTCCTGCGGACCGCGGCGCAGATGGTCGCGAATAACGTCCGGAGATCGGTTGCGGAGGATGGACGCATTCCAGTTAAAACCGGCAACCTGAAGAACTCGCTGATGGCATCGACTTCGACAATGCCGCGCGTTGACGAGGGCGAGAGGGAATATCCGGATCAGAGCGGAGAGACCGAGTTGATCATCGCGAACCTCGATGTCGGAGAGACGCTCTATCTCGGATTTCAGGCGGCTTACGGCCCCCGCATGAATTACGGCTTCGTCGGCCAGGACAGTCTGGGCCGCGTCTACAATCAGCAGGGGTTCGGCTTTGTCGACGCCGAGGCCCAGACCTGGCCGCAGACGGTCAAGGAAGCTGAGGCGAAGGTTCGCGGTCGCTTTGAAGCGGGTCCGTCCCCTCGGACATGATGATCAGAGCCTTTTGAAGGACATCGAGATCGCGGATTGCGGCGGAAAGAACCTGCCGGCCGGTCTCGGTTCGCACTGTCTTGTTCAGCAGCAGCGATTGCGCCTCGTGCAGGAGGTCATGCACCTCGGTATCTGAGAGCGCTTTGTTTTCGGCCATAGGCCTAGAGGTAGCAGATGGCTGACACGATTGAAAAGGACATTTTCCAGGGCATCATGCTCCGGATGATGGCATTGCCCCTCCCTGTCGGGATGACGCACGCCGGAAACGTAGCTCTACCCGGCGTGCCGTTTTCGCCGACAGCTACGACAAAGTACGTCAGCTTTGAAATCCACTTCAATCGCTCGATCAGAACTGACTTGTCGCTTCAGATTGATCCGATCAGGCAGGGGTTCATTCGCGGAAACGTGAATTGGCCGAAGGGTGGTGCGCAGGTCGATGCTGTCGAGCTTGCTGGCGTCGTCTGCAACCACTTCAAAGCAGGCACGAATTTCTATCAGGACGGCACACAGATACGGTTCGATGAAGATCCGGAAATGAGCCTCCTAATCATCGGTAGCACTCATGTCACCGTGCCCGTTACGGCGCGTTGGCTTTGCTACCCGCACGTTCCGGCCTGATTGGCCCTGCCGCTCCGCGCCTTCGGCAAGCGCAATCAGACAGAAAGGATTGAGCTATGGCTCAGCTGTACCCAGTCGCGGGCGCGAAGATCTATATCGGGCAGGCGGTGAATAACGTTCCGGATGACGCGGATATCAACGAGGCGCTCTTCTCGTCGGTAGCCTTCACGGAAATCAAAGGCTGGCAGACGATGGGCGCCATCGGCGACGCCGCGGCGCTCATCACCGAGTCCGTCATTTCGTCCGGCCGCGATCTGAAGGCGAAGGGCACGCGAAACGCCGGCTCGATGCAGAACAACTTCATCATCCTTCCGGACGACGTCGGGCAGATCGCGCTTATCGAAGCCGAGGCAACGCCCTACAACTATCCGTTCAAGCTGTTGTTCAACGACGCGCCGCCAGCGAAAACGTCGACGGTCACGATCACCGTCGCGACCCCTGGCGTGATCTCCTGGAACGCTCATGGTCTTGCCGCCGGCACTCCGGTCAAGTTCTCGACGACTGGCGCGCTGCCGACGGGCCTCACGGCCGGCACCACCTATTACGTCGTCAGCCCGTCGGCGAACGACTTTCAGGTCGCCGCAACTCCGGGCGGGGCAGCGATCGCCACCAGCGGCACGCAGTCGGGCACCCATACCGCCACGACCGCGCCGACGGGAACGACGAAGTACTTCTACGGCATCGTCATGACCGCCCAGGAGAACGGCGGCGGCGCCAACACGGCTCGCCTGCTGCAGGGCAATGTCGAAATCAACAGCGCCGTTCTGACGGTTGCTCCTGCTGGTGGTGCGTAATGGCTGAAGAGTTTGTCGACCTTTCCGGCCTTGAAGCCCTCGTCCAGTCTCAGGAGGAGGGTATCGAGATCGATATCCTCAATGAGCAGGACAAGCCGATCGGCCTGAAAATCCGCGTAGTCGGTCCGGATAGCGACCGGATGCAAAAAGCAATGCGCGATGTCGCCGCCGAGTTTGCCAAGGCGGCAGCCGAGCGCGAAAGCCTGGGCGAGGCGCCGGCTTACGACAGCGATGCTCGTTTGGTCGCCATTCTGGCGAAGGCGACCGTCAGCTGGTCACCGAATCCGAAGATCGGCGGTAGTGTTGTGCCCTTCTCGGAGGAGAATGTCCGCAACCTCTACACCAAGTTCCGGATCATCCGTGAGCAGGTAGAGGTTCGCGCGGTTCGCCGCGGCTCTTTTACCAAAGGCTGATCGACCGGCTCTGCAAGCTTATCGTCGATCAGCACGAAGGTAAGAAGCTCGCTATCCCCGCCGCTGGCCAGCAGGTCTGGTGGTGGTTCCGAGAGTTGGACAGTCAGCGCACCGGGAACGGCTACGGGCCCAATGCTCTCGGATTTCAGGCAATTGGAGAATGGGCGAGGCTTCGCGGCCTCGTCCTCAAGCAGTGGCAGCTCGATGCCATTCTGGCGATGGACCTGAAGCGCCGCGAGATCATGGCGCCGAAGGACGAGCCAGAGCCAGAGAAGCCGAAAGTCTCAGAGCGTCCGCTCTCCGCGCGTCTCTTCGATGCGCTGTTCCCAAGCAAGAAGTGATAGCCGATGTCTGAAGCGACCCTTGGTTTCAAGATCGATAGCTCGCCGGCCGTCAAAGGCGCGGCTGACCTTGATCACCTGACAGCCGCGGCTGGCCGCACTCAACAGGCTGTTGGGAAGCTCGAGAGCGAGGTTGAGCAGCTTGGCGGCGCGCTTGGGAAGGCCGGGCAGGGCGCTGGTAGGCTCAAGCCACCCATAGATGATCTCGGCCGCTCGTTCGGAGCGCAGGACGAGCATGTGCGCGCCTTCCGGATGGAAGTCGAGCGGCTCACCCTGAAGTATCAACCCTTGGCGAAAGCCACGCGCGATTACGAGGCGTCGATCGGCGAGATCCAGCGAGCCCACAAGCTCGGCGCCATCACGGCGCAGGAGATGACGCAAGCACTCGATCGCGAGCGTCAGGCCTATGAACGGCTGAAGACGTCGGCGACGGCCGCCGGCGCTGCGGTAAAGGCTGCGAATACGAACCGGCCGGGCGCGCAGGGCTTCAACTCTGCCAACGCGGCTTTCCAGTTCCAGGACATCGCAGTCACGGCCGCCATGGGCATGAACCCCCTCATGATCGGCCTGCAGCAGGGCACGCAGCTTGCGTCCGTTCTCGGTTCGATGGAGCGGCCGGTCTCCGGTCTGGCCTCGGCCTTCGCGTCGCTGATCAGCCCTGTTTCGCTGATCACGATTGGCTTGACCGCCGGTACCGCCGCGCTCGTCCAGTATTTCATGACGGCCGAAAGCGGGACCGACAAGACGACCAAGCTCTTCGAAGAGCAGAACGACCTGATCCGGCGCGCTGCCGCTCTCTGGGGCGACGCTGCGCCGCAGTTGAAGGCCTATGTCGACGAGCTCGATCGCGCCGACAAGATCACTCAGGGCCGGGAAGCAGGAGAGATCCTGGCCGGCCGAGAGCTAGAAGGCCTCGGCGAAGAGTTGCAGGGTGTCAACCGGCAGTTCTCCGAGGCGGTTCGCGGCCTCCGCAGCATCGACGCTGATCCGGCATTTATCCGGGATTTCTCGCAGGCCTTCGGTGACCTGCGCGAGCGCCTGGACGAGGGTACCGCATCGATAGCGGACATCAACAACGCCCAGCGCTTCTTGTCTGAAGCGGTGGACCGCTATGGCATTAAGTCTGTTCTCGGCTTCCGGGACGCCTTCGACCTCATTACCAAGTCGATCCGAGACAGTATCGAGGCGTCGCGGGAAGCACGCGCTGCTTGGATTGCGGGCATTGCCGGGGCCGACAACGTTCAGGACATCATCTCCGGATCGTTCTTCACCGAAAACGGCAGGACGATGCGCACCGCGGACTTCATGCCACGCAACCCGGGTGTTCCGACCAGCCGACCGAACATCGAGTTGAGCGGTGATCCGGACGCCACGACCATCCTCAACTCCGATGGCCGGCTGACGGCCGTGCCGGTACCGGGGCAGAAGCCGAACTTCTTCGAGCTCGAAACGCAGAAGGAGAAGGTCGACGACGTCACCAAGGCTTATCGGCAGGCAGCCGAGGCAAAGGCTGACTTCTGGCTCGACATCTCTTTTCAGGAACGACAGGCCGAGCGCAGCGCCATCGATCGGCAGGTAGCGACCACGCTCACGCGCTACGGCTTCAACGAGGATCTGAATTCCCCTGAGGCCAACGCAATCCGCCAAGGCCTGCGCCGTGATGAAGCGAAGGACGCCTTCAAGGGCTTCTTCGACGGCATTCACCAGGAGGCATGGGCGAACGGCGGCAAGATCGGGGATGCCATCGTCAAGTCGGCTTTGAGCGCTGCGCAGAAGGCCAGCGAGAAGGCTTGGGACGCCATCTTTGATCAACTGGCTACCGCTGCGGCCAATTGGTTGACCGGCGGAAGCGGGAAGTCTTCCGGGGCCGGTGGCGTCGTAAGCAACCTGCTTGGCGGAGCCGCGAACGACAATACCTCGTTTGCTGCGCCAGTCGGCGCCGTGGCCAGATCGTCGCTCGGTCCGGTTTCGGGTTCGGGTGCGGAACTGGCATGGAACTTCTGGAAGTCGAAGGGGCTCGCCGACCATCAGGTCGCCGGCGTCCTCGGCAACATCAAGGCCGAAAGCGCTTTCAACCCGCTCGCGGTCGGCGACGGGGGCAATGCCTTCGGGCTCTACCAGCACAACGACCGCAGGAACAGCCTGTTCAATGCGATCGGAGGGAAGGGAAACCTGAGCAACGCTCTGGCGCAGCATGAATTCGCCTATAGCGAGCTCATGGGCCCGGAAAGCCGTGCCTGGCAGGCGCTGACGAGCGCCAAGGATGTTCGGGGCGCAACCGCGGCCTTCGCCGGCTTCGAGCGCCCGTCCGGCTTCTCGTGGGGCAACCCCGAAGGCGCTCATAACTTCGCCGGCCGGCTCGACGGTGCAGAAGCGGCGTTGGCGAAGTTCGGCGGTACCGCTCAGCAAGCGACGCAGGGACTCGGCCACTTCGGGAATGGGCTGAGCCAGGTCGGTTCATCGCTCGCCACAGGCGGCGCTGGTGGGGGCTCCGGCTGGCTCTCTTTCCTGTCCGGGTCGATCTTCTCTGGCTCCGGCCAACTGGCGAGAAGCGGCGGCATCGGCCTCTTCGCCGACGGGACGAGCTATGCGCCGGGTGGCCTGTCGGTTGTTGGAGAGCGCGGCCCGGAGTTGGTCAACCTCCCTCGGGGATCGCAGGTATTCGACACGAACAGGAGCGCCCGAATGATGGGCGGTAACGGTAATAACAGCAACGCTCCGGCGAACCTCAACGTCAACGTGATCGGTGCCAACGGCGATGAGCACGTCCGCGCCCTTGTGCGGCAAGGCGTGGGGCAGGCGCTGTCTCAGTATAACGAGCAGCAGCGCCGCGTCGGCTTCGGGGAAACGCAGAAGCGATTTGTAGCGCAGAAAGGCTGATGGATGGCAGTCTACATCAACCAGCCGACTGTGCCGATCATGTATCTACGGCCGACCCGGGCGAGTTTCGACAATCCCGGGTCGGCGATCGACGGCGGCGTCAATGGTGTCGGGGAGTCGATCAGCATCGAGACTAGCGGCGGCGGTATCGTCACTGCCGTCTATGAGCGGTGCGTCCTGCAGGCTGACGACACCGAACGGCACGAGATCATCAACTGGCTTGGCGCGCGCGGGAACGGCGGATATCGCTTCTTCAACGTGCCGATCATCAATGACGGGATCGGACCGTTTCCCTTCATCAATGGCAAGAAGCGCCCGATCATTAAGGGTATTCCGCACTCCGACGGCTCGTTCTTCTCGGACGGTTCCGGCTACAGCCAGGCGACCGTGTACGGCGAAGTCACCGAGGCGGCGAGCCTTGGGGCCGGTATCCTGAAAATGCGCGTCTATGGCGCCGCACGGCCGCTGCGCTGGTCTGATTGGTTCTCGATCTATCACCCGACCAAAGGGTGGCGTGCCTATCGGTATTGGGAGGTCATCAGCAAGACGAGCGAAACCAACCCGATCTACACGCTTGCCATCGCTCCTCCGTTGCGGGAGGCGGTGAATGCCGGAACTCGCGTCGAGCTCGCGCGCCCGATGTGCGTCATGAAGTTCCCTCGCGGTTTCACCCTGCCTTGGGATTATGAGGGCTGGTATCACTCGCGGCCGACGCTTCAGTTCACGGAGGCGTTCTGATGGAGTTCGTACCCTCGAGCATCGTCGAGGAGATGCGCGGCAGCCATCAGCTCGGCATCTTCCTCAGGGTCGACACGGATCCTGCTTTGCATCTCTGGTTCGGGATCAACGACATCCCGGCCAATTTCGACAGCATCGACCCAACAGGAACCGTCTATCTCGGCGGCGGCCGTCTCATCGGCGTGCCAACACTCGAGATATTGGTCAACGGTACCGCAGACAGTGTCGAGTTCACCCTTTCCGGACTCGACCCGACGACATCGGCGAAGATGCTCGATAGCCTGCCGCCGGTGCGCGGCGCCGCCGTTCAGATGGGGCTGACGACGCTCGACCGGTATTTCCAGCCGATGAGCAGCATCATTCCTATCTGGACCGGGACCGCGTCACATACCGGAGAGGTGAGCCCGCCAGTTGAGGAAGGGGATAGCCCGAGCATCACGCTTTCGCTCGCCGTTGTGACCGGCGAGGCGACCCGATCCCGGGGAGCGCGTTCGGTCTGGTCCAGCCCGCATCAGAAGGCGATATCGCTGACCGACAAGTTTTGCGACGGCGTCAGCCGGCTTGCCAGGGGCGTCCAGCCGGTCTGGCCGAATTTCCAAGGATAGCCATGACCTTGCAAGAATTTCTTGCCCTGCCACACCAATTCAGGTGGGGCGGGGTTGCCGGCGATGATTGCACGACCTTCTGCGGCAGTTGGCTGCGCGAGAGCGTCGGCGTCGATCCTGCGGAGGCCTACCGCGGCACATACAGCACGGCCGAAGGCGCTCACGACATTCTGGCCCGGGCCGGCGGCCTGGTTTCCTTCGCTGCGGCCGCACTTGAGCCGCTCGGCTTTGTACGCACCGTCGATCTGCAAGACGGTGACGTCGGCGTTGTGCTCGCGCCTGCTGGCATGGCCGGCGTCAAGGAAGTCTGCGCCATCCGTTTCGGTCCGCTCTGGGCCTTGTTGGCGCCGTCCGGTGTCATCGCCAAGAAACTTGATCACGTTGCAGCCTGGCGCGCGCCGGATGGAGACCTGAGCGTATGAGTTTCCATCACCGCATGATGCTGCAGCGCTATGGTCTGGGTTGCACGACGTCGCTCTACAGCGAAGTTCTGTTTGATCCGATCTTCACGCCGATCTTCACTGCCGTCCTTGGTACCGGCGGTTTCGCCATCGGCGCCACCACGATTACTTACGCGTCGATCGCGTCGGCGATTGCGACGACCGCCATCTCTATCGGTCTGCAGGCGCTCCTCGCGCAAGCACCGAAGCCCCCGAAGCCGGAAGATGGCAGAGCGCCGCTCAACCAGGCGATACCGTTCCGCATCTATGCTGTCGGCCGCACTCGCGTCGCCGGCGCGCGGATGATGTGGGAGGCCAAAGGGTCCAATCTCTATTCAGTGCAGGCAATTGCAGGCCATCGGATTAAGTCGTTCAACCGCTTCTACCTGAACGATGATGAGGTGACGGTCGTCGATAATGTCGTCACGCCTTTAACGACGGGAGGCCGGTACGGCGCAGGTTCGGCGAATGTGCGCCTTTACACTCGCCTCGGCGCCAATCCGGAAACGCCATATGCTGAGCTCGTCTCGGCACTTGGCGCGGACGGCATCTGGACCAACGATCATCGCGGAGACGGACAGGCCTCGCTCGCCATGCGGGCGCACAATGCCGACGCGCAGGATCAGCAAACGGCTTTCCCATACGGCGCCCCGTCTCCTTCGGTGGAGATCGATGGCGCCTATTGCTGGGACTTCCGCGATCCGGCACAGAGCCCGACCGATCCGAGCACTTGGACGTGGACGCGAAACTCGGCCATCATTCTGGCTTGGCATCTCTGCTTCAACGAATTCGGATTCGGCCTCGATTATCAGAAGGCGCTCCTGCCGGTCATCGATCTCTGGAAAGAGGAAGCCGACATCTGCGACGAGGATGTTCCTCTCGCCGGCGGCGGCACGGAAAAGCGCTACCAGTGCAACGGTTGGGATACGACCGAGAACGGGCCGAAGTCGGGCCTGAACGCGATCCTCGCCACCTGCGACGGTCATTTGGTTGCGCGCGGTGACGGTGCCCGCATCCTGACCGTTGGCAAGTTCCGTGAAAGCAGGACGGCCACGCTGACCGATGCGGATATCGTCGGCCACAACGTCCAGTACGGTGTTCTTTTCGAGGACGAGTGCAATCGCCTCGTCCCGAAATTCACCTATCCGGCGACCAACTACACCAGCTGCGACACCGACTTCTTTGAGGACACCGACGCTCAGATCGCCGCCGGTCGCGTCCTTACGATGGAGGGAAGCTACGAGTGGTGCCACCAGTGGCGGCAAGCGCGGCGCCTCGGCAAGCGTGATTGGCTGCGCCAGCGCCAGGAGGTCAAGGGCAGCCTTGATGTCCGGCTTTCCGGGATCAATGCCGTCTATGCGCGGTGGGTCCGATTGGAGACGCCCAAGAGGCTGCCTAAGCTGGACGGGAAACTGGTCGAGAACCGGCGCTCCATCGTAGCCCTCACAAAGGGCGGCTTCACGATGGACTTCATCGAGCATCCCGAAGGGATTGACGATTGGAACCCGGCAACGGAGGAGGGGCAACAGCCACCGGTACCGCCAGCGGTGAATGTTTCGAACATTCCCACTCCGGTCATCAACCTCATACAGGCGAAGGCCAACGGCGGCAGCGTCTACATCCGCGTCGTCATTATCGATCCAGAGGATGGAAGTTTTACGCCGGTCGTACGCTACAGGGTGGCCGATGCTGATGGTCTGGGGACACCGGGCGCCTGGGTGGAGCAACAGAACCCAAGCGCAGAGGCTTCCGGCGGGTACATCGACCTTTCCACCGGGAACGTCCCGGCCGACAAGGTTCTTGATATTCAAGTGGCCTTCATAGCGTCCAACCGGCGGTATTCCACGTGGTCGGTCACCGAGACTGTCACCTCCACCGCTGACCCCACGCCTCCGGGCGCCGTAGTTTCACCGAGCGCGACGGGCGGCTTAGGCCAGGCAACCTTCAACTGGACCGCCCCGAATAACAGCAACTATGCGGGCGCCAAGATCTACTGGAACGCCGTCGATAACTTCGGCACCGCGAGCTACGCCGGTCCACCCGAGTATGGCGCTCCGAGCAGTGCGGACTCTACCGTTCGGTCGTTTGCCGCGGGCACCTATTACGGCTGGATTGTCTCCATCAACCGCTCCGGCATCGAAGGTTCGCCGGTAGCTACTGCCTCCTTCACCGTCTCCTGACGCCGCTCAAATCCTAATCCTCATGCCCTGGCTGGCTGCCGGGGCGCTTTCACATGGGAAACCGAAAATGGTCGAACTCGCCACTACTATCTGGGCCGATGGCCCTTCCTCTGATCCGCATGAGCCGGACAAGGCACAAATTCGGGAGTGGGGAACGTGGGTCGAGGGGATCATTACGGGTCTGTTCAATGGCGGTCTGATCTTTCCGAACAAGGCCGCTTTGGATGCTGATCTGGCCCACCCAGCCAATACAATGGCCTGGGTGCTTGGCGATGCGACTGTTGCCAACAACGGCATCTATCGTAAGATAGGCGCTTCTGGGGTCGGATCGTGGACGCGCGTCGCCGATCTGCCGTTCTCCTTCATCATCGCCAGCGACTTCGGGGCGGGAACCCCGAACGCTATTCAGGCGACGACGAGCATTCCGGTCAGCAATTCGGCGCTTGTCATGCTGAATGTGTTCGAGGCGAACACGGCGTCGCCCGTCACGGTTAGCTTCAATGGCGGATCTGCGCTGACGGTTAAGACCAACACCGGAAATGATGTTGCGGCGGGCGGTCTCGTCGCCGGAATGCGTCTGCTTGGCGTAATTTCCGGCAGCACCTACCGAATTCTCAACGATCAGGTGTCTACCGCCGTCGTCGCCGCTGCCGAAGCCGCTCAAGCCGGGGCAGAGGTCGCACAGGCGGCAGCTGAGGCCGCTGCTCAGGACGCGGCAAATAGCAGCTATGATTTCGTCCGCAACTTTAACAAGAACGGCGTCACATCCGACGACGCGAACTTTGCGACACTGGAAGGGCTTGTTTCCGGTCGAGTGATCGATCTTCAAGGTCTGAAATACAAGGTATCTGCAAAGAAGACGGGCAATCGGTACGTCAACGGCTACTTCGTCATCGACAACGCAGATGACACGGCCACCATTCACTACCCTGCTAAGGACACCCTTGTCCCTCTAGGGGGCCCGATCAACCTGATGCCGAATGAGCGCTACATAGGGTGGCCGCAGGGTGGGCCGGCTGTCTACGGCAATGAAGTGCTTGTGAAGATGAACAGCGGCGCTGGTCACGAAGACACGAGCCAATACGTTCTCACCCGCAGGTCCGGCGACGGCGGCGCGTCCTTCAAGGACTACCCGAAAGCCCTGTTTCAACGCTCTGACGGGAAGCGCGAAATGTCCATGGCGGTCGACAACGTCGATGGCCAGTGGCTCATGTCGACGTTCTTGCAGACTGTTGGCGGTGCGGTCGAGGAGTTGAAACTCTACGGCAAGCGAGCGGCGGAGTATCGCCAGTGGGGCGGCTCGTCCCCAAATCCCCAGATCCGCGTCACCACGACAAACGGCAGCCCCAATATCGTGGTTTACGACCCGAACCACGGCGTGAAGCCTGGTGATCGCGTACGCTTCGAACAAGCATCGGCAACTGTAGGGGGACTGGCTCTTTCGGGAGTAATGACTGTTGTGGAGGGCGGAGAGACAAACTTCACCGTCTTAGCCGGTTCCAACGCAACGGCTGACGACAAGAACATCGACCTGAACGTCACCTTTATCGAAGACGATTGGGCCGAGATCACCTTCAGCGGTGTCAGCCTTGGGTCGGCGATTGTCGCGGCTTCTGCGCTCGGTCACACCATGCCGACGCAAGTATCTGGCATTGCAGGTCGAAAGAACTCAGCTGGCGACATCTTCGTGACTATTCATGGAGGCGGTGTCTCTGGGCCGTGCCTGGTCGGGATCAACAACATCTTCCGCACTGGTGCGCCGCGAGCCGTGGCGTCCGTGGCTAGGATTGGCGGCCTGACCGAAGGCTTGGAGGCATCAATTGATATTGATCACGCGACGGGGGACATGTTCGGCGCGATCAGGACTGAAGGCGGATATCCATACCGCCGTTGGTATCTTCCTTTCGGCCAGACGGCGGGGAACGCCATAACCGCAACCGGCCCTGCGTCCCCCTTCGGCGCCGCCTCGCCCATAGGAATTCGGAAAATACCAGGCAAGAACGCTGTGTTCGGTATTATGTCCGGCAACCGCCTTCCGGCAACTGTGGATGCTGACCCGGTCCTTGGTCTTTACTTGCTCTACATGAGCTGGGACGACTTCAAAAACCCGGCGAGTGCAGGTTTCGACCATATCTATCTGCAGGATCTGCATTATACGGACTATCTCGTCCAGGATCGTAACGGCAACGGCGTGCCAGGCATTTACGTTACCGGCGATGGGGAAGTCCTCGGCATTCTTTGGAGCGATCAATTCCAATCCGGAACTAAGAACGAGGGAGGTCAGCCGTCTACGTTCCTGCAGAGGCTCTACATCGGCCCAGAGGCAAAGCCGCATGCAGGCGCTGCGCCGGACGTTTCCGGATGGTTCGGCGATACGCCCGTATTGGCCTACTGGCCGCCGGAAGACGTCACCGAACTGAATGGACACTTCAACACGGACGGGTCTCTGGTCAAACGGACGTTCCGGCGTGGGCTTCGGCTTGCATGTTCCACGACCGGGACGGGCGTCTATCTGGTGACCTTTCAGGATACAGATGGAAACGCCGTCAATCTTGGCCACATCAATTACTATGTCGGGGTCACGACGTATGCTGGCGCTCACTACTGCTCGTTCTGGAACCAGACGAGTACAGGCTTCGAAGTGCGCACCTACGACGCGGCGGGCGCGGCTGTGAACCGCCAGTTCATGGTTGATGTTCGGATCGACAACGAATGGTCGGACAATCGCGACTAGTGGTAGTCCCGCCTAAACTTACGGATGATCTGGATGTTCTGCCCGTAGTTTTTGACGTTCCCCTCATGAGTGAGGCACACCCTCTTCCCGTCCTCCGAGAGGGCGTATGTGGTGTAGCTGAAATTGCCGGCGTCGTCGGCCGTTTCTACGGTGACATTCCGGCCCGAGCGAACGAAATGGATGATGTCGCCAGGCCTCGGAATTTCAAGACGGTAGGTAGAGGGCATCTCCGCACTTCCCGTTTTCACATGTGCTCAATGTACTCGATCGGGTCGAGGATCTTAATGTGGTCCTCGATCTGTTCAACGCCGGGTCCGTGGACGCCAGACTGTCGAAGCACCCGGCAAAGGGTCCGGCCAACCGAGATTGAACGAAGTTGCTTGTGCTTCGGGGCGTACATCAACGTTGACGACGAGATGGAGATAACGGCCGGGCAGTCGGAGTAGATTGCCAGGTATTCCGCGGGCGTATCGACACCTTCCATTAGACGGATTGTTTCGCTGGCACCAAGTTTCTCGATTGCTGAACGGTAGGCCCTTACGTTAGCGGGCTTCTCGCGCGGGTGCAGTTTGATGAGCACCCGCATGCCCGTTTTCACGCTCAGGTGGTTCAGCACATCAATCAGCGCGGCACTCATCGCCAAAGCATCGATTGGGAACGGCTGAGACGCGAATATCGCCGTCTTGTCATCAATCTCGTATTCAAAAGAGAGCCGGATTGCTTCCTTGATGATGGCCGGGTTGTCGTATTCTGGCGAGGTCTCCACGTAGCGCTGCGACTTGAAGTGCTTGGCCAGAACGGAAGGGTTGGAGGCGTAAACCGAGTCAAAGTTTCGCCATCCACCGAGGAACTCGGGCTCTGACTTCTCTAGGACCAATTTCTGAACTTGCGGCGTCTTGTAGATTTCCCAGAATGTCAGGCCGATGAGCTTTGGAATTATCGCCAGCTGATGAAGCGCGATAACAATCGGCGCGATGACGTACTTCGTAATCGGCTGCTTCTTCCAAACGCGATTGTATATCGTCTTCGCGGAGGATGCGAGCGTGTGCGGGGTGAAGGTTGAGAAGCCATCAACGGAATACTTGTAGATGGCGGTTCCTTCTTCATACAAAGACAGTTTGGTCCCGCGCTTAAGCGCCTCGTCGCACAGAACCGCGTAGTGACGCTCGAAGGAGCACACGAACAGGTCGTCTGGCTGGACCTCGGTAAGCAGGGCCTTGTATGTGGCCCGCGCCCGTTTCGCAGCAAGTGCGCTAAGGTCATTTGACGCTGGGTGGATCTCAACCTTTTGGATATCCGCGAAAACATACGGATCTGCTATAGCGGCGGTCGCTATCGGCATCTGCGGGTTCTTTTTCGTGTACAGGATGGCGAGACTTGCACCGTTGATGCCAAGTTGCTTCGCCAGCTCCTGTGCTCGTCGAACCTGACCGACCTGCGAAACGATGAACAGGGCTTTGCGCTTGGGCGTGGTCGAGATGTTCATGTTTGTGGATCCGAACCGCGGTTAGGAGGATGCCCTTTTAGGGCGCTTCATCTTCGTGCGCAACCCCAGATATAAACTGGCCTTTGACGATTCGTCAGATTTCTTGTATGCGCCCGTAAGGTTTTGAAGGGACACTCAAGTGACTGAACAACGCGTGCAAAAAAGTCTAGCTTTTAAGAAGCTGCGGCTTGCGATACACGACCAATATGATCTGAATTATGACGACCGTGGATCAGAAGCGCTCATTGTGGTGTTTTCGCCGAACCCTCGGCCAACGCTTCGGAAGTATCCTTTCGCTCATGACTGCCTCTATGTGGCGGATCGAAAGCTTCAGTATTACACCCGCAATCCAGGTCGTCAGACGATGACGCTCCACGGCTTCATTCAGCGGTGTGGATATCGAAAGGTCGCGTTCGTTGGTTCGTCAAAGGGCGGCGCGGGCGCGCTGCTGTGGTCTTCGTTGATATCCAAATGGGAGCGGTCGTTTGAGCTCTTTTGCTTGGCGTTCAGCCCCCAGACCCTTCTTTTCCCGTTCAACGAAAATCTGGTCTCGCTTCCCAGCTATGTGAACAACATCCGTTCGCTCGAGAGCGATGAAGGAACTAGGGCGAATTTCGAAGCCTACGGAGATATTCCGAAGATTCTCGCAGCGCGGGCCGCCCCCACGCTCGTTACCTATTCTGCGAAAAACAAGATGGATTGTGTGGAAGCCGAGCGTCTGGCGAGTATCGACGAGGTTCATCTGAACCCGATCAATATAGGGTTTCATGGCTCCATCACGCCGTTCGTCATAAACTTGAACAATCATCAGGAAGTCGAGAAACTGGCCTCAAAGCTGTACGCAGACGCCGAGCTCGACCCCGATCTCAGGGCAATGCTGCCGGTTAACAGAGCCGACTTCGCTACCATATTCCAAGGCCTGAACTGCCCGTCGCTTAGCGATCAGATCGACCAGTTCTGTGATTTGAGCGCCTTGAGTGCGGGCGACTCAATCGTTTCTGAGTGTTCTGCGTGAGAAGGTAAACACCGCCATCCCTACCAGCAATGCAACTGCTGCAACCTGGTAAAGGTAGGCACTATCCAACCCAATTGCTCTGTACTCGGGATAAAACCCTGTCCGGAAGAGCATGATCACATGGCAGAGTGGGTTGTACAGCAGGAAGTCTCTATAGGGTGGCGCCATGCTATCCGGGAGAAAAAAGACCCCAGACAAGAGGAACATGGGGCGCATGACGATCCCGTAGACCTGCTCATAAAGTGCATATCGAATAAACATGACGCAATTGAATAAGCCCACACCCAGCGAAAGGAGCGCGGCCGCTCCTTCGGCCTCGATGATATGAGCCCAATTGATCTGAGGAACTGATGGTAGTGTGACGAAGATGGCGGAGAATACGGCTACAGACACCAGAGAGGTGGTCATGGTCTGGAGTATGAGCCGGGCAGTGACGGTGTCGATCGGCGCAACATTCGGATAGGTCAAAAGCGCTTTGTTTGCGCGAACAGCTGCGCTCAAGTAAGCAACTTTTGCCTGATATAATTGGTACCCAAGGTAGCCTGTTGCAAAGAACAGGATGAAGCTTGTACCAAGCGCCGGTGCTCTGGAGATTGCGCCAAAGATCACCGTCATCATCGCGATGTAACCGGCCGGCTCCAGCAGCGCCCAAACGTAGCCACCTGGCTTCCGGCCAAACCTAGTGGACATTTCGCGAACGATCATCGCCGCAACCACGCGCAAATATGTAACGATCAGAGTCATGCCGCCTCGGGAGGTGTATTTTACAAAGGCCGTCGGCCTTATTGCTTACTGACTTCGTCCGGGTCAACCTCCTCATCGAACGGGGCTCGCCTAACACCGGCGAGTGCGTTGACAACTGACGCCGGCCGCGCCATGAAATTCGTGAACGAAAAGAATAACTATGCTGGGGAAACATTGACGATGAACGAGGCCGTAACTGTTGAATAGCGATGTAGCTGGCCGAGAGGAGCGAGCCCTTAGTTTCCAGCAGCTTGCTACTGAAATCCATAAATATTACGGGCTTGAGCACGTGGATCGAGGATCCGAAACGGTCGTCGTCGTTTTCTCGCATGCTCCCCGGCCCGCGTTGCGACAATACGAATTTCGGTACGATTGCCTCTACGTCACAGATAGGAAGCTTTTCTATTACCTGCACAACCCGGGCCGACAAGCTCTCCTACTTCAGCGGTTCATAGATCAGGCAGGATACAAAGCAGCAATCTTTCTCGGTCTTTCAAAGGGAGGGGTTGGCTCACTCCTGTGGTCGTCTTTGATTTTCAGGAGGGACGCCCAATTCCGGATATTCTGCCTCGCATTCAGTCCTCAAACGCTTCTCTATCCCTTCAACGACAATCTCACTTCCCTCCCTAGCTACCTGAGCAACCTGAGGATTGCCGAAGGGAACGATAGGCATCGGAAAAACTTCGAGACATACGGAAACTTGCCAGAATTCGTTGAGGGTCTGCTGCCCCCGACGATGATCGTGTTCTCCTCCAAGAACTCGATGGATCGTGTTGAAGCCCAGCGATTAGCGGGGGAGAGTAGCGTGGTGCTGAAGCCGCTGGAGATGGAGTTTCATGGCTCGATCACGCCGTTTGTAATTGACCGGAGAAGATCTCGGAGCCTCAAGCGACTAGCGGCCAAGCTCTATGCGGACGCGGAACGCGACATCGATTTGAAGGCGATGCTGCCACCTACGCAGAAGCAGTTCCTGTCTGACTTCGATCAACGGCGATTGAAGTGCCCATCGTTGAACACTTTGATTGACGATTTCTGCGGGTTTGAGCCATTGGTGGAGGTTGGCCGGTGGGACTTTCTGCGAAGGTGGCTGCCATTCGCTCGCTTTGATTAACGACGTAGCTTCTAAAGCGCCCCTTGCAGAATCGGCCATTTCCCGCCTAGACTTGCAGCGTCTGTGAATTCGAACGCTCAGACGCCGGCCCCTTCTTTCGTCTAGAGAGAGGGGGCCTTTTGCTTTCATAAAGCACGGATTCGAGACGAGCGACGTGATCGCACGTCAGAAGTCGAAATCTCGATCATTACGTTTCAGGTCTCGCTTGAACTCGGCCTCCCAAGGGTCGAATTGTGGTGCCTTGTCCGCTTCGGGTTCATTGCGCCGATCTTCCGATTGTGGCTGCTTTGCAGTGTCGGCCATCATCATGCTCCTATTTTCAGGCGCACGTACGCCAGACACTCGCGGAATGCCACCCCTGCGGACGGCCTTTCAACAAGTCATTGCCTGCCTCCGACTTTCAACTGCTTTAACACAACCAGCAATCAGGAGAGATTATGGCTCGGGAAACTCTTCCCGTCGCCCTCGAACTCATGTTCGGGGATGAGGGCGGCTATTCTAACGTGAAGACCGATCGGGGCGGCCCCACAAAATATGGCGTCACGCACACGACGCTTGCGGCGCACCGCGGCGTCAAGTCAGTGACGGCCGACCAGGTCAAGGCCATGAGCCGGGAAGAGGCCGAGGACATCTGTCGACGCTCTTACTGGGGGCAGAGCGGGGGCGATCTACTGCCGCCGGGTCTCGACTATGCCGCCTTCGACTTCGGAGTGAACTCCGGGCCGTATCGTGCCGTGAAGACGCTGCAGAAGGTCTTGGGTGTCCGCGAGGACGGTCAGGTCGGCGAGCAGACGCTCGCGGCCGTGCGGAAGTATCCCGGCGGCGTGAGCACGCTGATCCGCGACTATTGCGACGCCCGCATGCGCTTCCTGCGCTCGCTCACCAATGGAAAGACCGGGTTTCCTGTCAACGGCCGCGGCTGGACCATCCGCGTCACCGGCAAGGATCCGAAAGGGCAATGGAAGGATCAACCCGGCGTGCTCGGCAATGCGCTGCGCTTGGCGGCCGACGCCAGCGGCCGGAGCGTGGAAAAAGTCGCGATCCCGCCAGAAGCCGGCGCCAAGGCTGACAGCCGCGATACCGGACTCGGCGAGGTGCTGAAGAAGCCGGAAGCGTGGGGGCCGCTAGGCGGCCTGCTCTCGGCGGCCGGCGCGCTGTTCGCCGGCAACGGTCCTGTCCAGTGGGCGCTTGCCGCTGCCATGGTCGCGGCGGTGCTCGTCGGGCTCTGGTACTTCGTTCGGCGGGTGCGGGAGGCCGGGTGATGCTTTCCACTCCTCGCGTCATCGCGGCTGCGGCCGCTCTCACAATCGTCGCCGCCGTTGTTGCCTGGATCTACCGGCAGGGCGGCGACGACGTCAGAACCTCCATTGAAAGGCAGAACAATGAAGCTGGCCGCACTGCGGACGATGTCCGCTCTCGCTTTGACCTTTGTCCTCCAGGGATGTGGGACTTCAGCGCCGGCAAGTGCCGACGGTCTTCGCCGGGTGGTGGGCACTGATCTGATCGGCGCGCGCGGCGCGACACCGGCAGATCAGCGGAAGATAGACCGGACCGTCGTCGGCATCTGCGCGGCGGCGGTTTGGACGAAAGCGGAATGCGCCCGCCACGGCGAAGCGCAGCAATAACTCGCATCACATTACGAGGGCAGGGGATTGTCTGAAACACAGGAAACCGAAAAGATGGTCGCAACTCCGAAATGGAGGTTTGAATTCAACCTCAACACATTCGTGATCCTGTTCGGCTTTGCCGGCGGCCTCATAGCGTGGGGCGCGACCTGGGAGAGGGTGAACGCCAACCAGGACTCGCAGGCGAATTCCATCGATCGCCTCGACAAGCGCCTGACGGCAGCCGAAGTCTCCTTACGGCAGATCGACAATCATGAGCTCCGGATCTCGGCGGTGGAAAAGCAGGCGGCCGAAGCGGCTACATCGATGAAGGCCGTCGAGAACACGCTCAACAGTCTTTCCATCGATACGCGTGTGATGCGGGAGATCCTGCAGAGGATCGAGGCCAGCCAGCGCGACGGCGCGCAGCTGCGGCGCTGACATCAAGCTGCTGGGGCCGGTGCGCAGGACGAAGCGCCCCCGACGTATCGGAGGCGCTTTCTTTCTACGGTCTGTAAGGTTTCACACGACGAAGAAATCTGCGGCGGTGATACCGAGGTTGGTGCCCAGAACCGCAATGTGCACTCGGCCGCCGGCGCCATTTCCATCGCTGTCATAGTAGATGTTGCCGGTGTCGGTCTCGTAGATCATGCGATCATCTGCGTCGGCGGCCAAGCCGCTCGTGTTGCTCACGAACTGCCCCGCGGTCAAAACGCCCGTTCCTACAATTGCAGTGAAATTCGCGTTCTCGAGCCGCATCGTGTCGTCAGCGACGTTGAAATCAGTGATGGTGTCGACATTTGAGAGCGAGCTCAGCGTCGAGTTGAAGAAGAAGGTATCGTTTCCGGCGCCTCCCGTGAGTGTATCTTTACCCCTGGCACCATTCAGGAGGTTATTGCTCGCATTTCCAATTATAACGTTGGCGAGCGCGTTGCCAGACCCGTTATTCGCCGAACCGAGCAGCGTCAAATTTTCGACATCCCCCAATACCGTCGCGGTGTTGGCGAGGTTGAAGGAATTGATCGATTGAACAGTGTCAATGCCTGAGCCGCTATCACCTTTCTCATCGATAATGTCGCTGTTGCTGCTCACGAAATAGGTATCGTTTCCTTTGCCGCCACGCATATTGTCGGCACCGCTCCCGCCGTCGATGATGTCGTTCCCGGCAAAGGCCCGAATGAAGTTGGAAGCCGAATTTCCGACGATTGTGTCTTTGAAGTCCGTTGCACGAATGTTCTCGATGCCCGAGAGGGTATCCTTTGATCCAAAACTGTCGGTCGCAACTCCGGTCGCGAGGTTGACGCTGACGCCTTTGGTCGCGCCTCTTTGTACGTCCCGATCGTATCGGACGGTATCTGTGCCGGCACCGCCATCGATGGTGTCTCGCCCGCCCAAGCCCATAAAGGTCTCGTCGACCGAGGACCCGATCATCGTATCCGAAAACTGCGTGCCTCTGAATTCCTCGAAATTCTGGAATGTCTCCGAGTGACCGAATTGGTCGGTTACCGTTCCTGCCGAAGCATCGAGACTGATGCCCCTTACCGCTGTTGACGCATCATAAGCGTCCTGGAAATTCAGAGTATCGAGACCGGCTCCACCATCGTAGGTATCGGCGCCTCCGCCACCGGTGACAAGGTCATTGCCGTCGTTGGCATTCAGAACATCGTTTCCAAGGTGGCCTGAAAGTTCATCATCGCCCACAGACCCGTTGATTGTATCGTCGCCACTGAGAAGCCAGCTTTCAAGTCTAGCACTGTCGAACGCTGCCGCAGCATCTTGGAAATTTTCGAGCGACAGATTCAAACCAGTTATGGTTTGAACCAAGGCCGTTCCATTGTTCAGCAGGACCTCGATCGATGTCACTGTGCCGCCGACGGCGTCGCCATCCGCGTCGAAGCTGAACCCCGTACCGACCAACTTCACCTTGAGGCCGTTGTCCAGCCGATAGAGCACGTCGGTACTGGTAGTAGTTGAGCGACTTGCCTTGTGCATGTCTACGAGGTCGCCGAAAGACGGGTTAACGCTGACGCCGCTAAGGGGTGGATTGTAAGAATTAGGGTAGAGTCCTGCTGGAAAATGATACGTAACTGTGGCCATGATTTCCTCCGGGGCCGGGAATTTCCGGCCAAAATGACTAGTGCTATGAATAAAAAATAGACGCATTACAGGCAATTATAGGTTGCCACGATTAGCAGAATAGCTTGTTCGTGTCGATCACCCAATCGGGTGACTTGCCCTAAATGGATGGCTCGACACTCCTAGCGGCCAGCGCAATAATTGATGGCGGCGAACAGTGGGGAGAGCCATGAGTAGCACAAACACGACGAGCGAGGTCGACGTTATCATCGGCTCAAACATCCGCCGCATTCGGGAATTTTCCGGAGTGTCTAAGAGGGGATTAGCAAAGGCGGTCGGCATCTCCTGGTCACAGATGAAAAAATGCGAGGACGGGGCGCGGAGGATCTCAGCAGGGAGCCTCTTTGCTGTGGCTAGGGCGCTGAATTGCAGCATCGACGAGTTCTGGAAGGGCATTGACCCGGGGGCCACGCTGATCCTTCCTGCACAAAGCAATGATGCCATGATGGTAGCGAGGAACTTCGACAGAATACCATCACCAGCTCACAGAGTCGCGATCGCAAACCTGATTGCCACGCTCGCCAACGGCGGCGCTCTCCAGTCGGCGGCAGAATGACCCTGCTCAAGCGGAGAGGCGAGAAGCGCCTCAACAACCGGGGGTGACAACATAATCGTGCAGTTGCGCGATGCGCTTCGGTCTGCTTTCTTCTTCGCATGGACATGAAACTGGCAGACTTAAAACTCAGGCCTTGGCTTCTCCGGGAGTTAAACATGATCGGGTATGAGGTGGTCGGAGATCTGCAACACCTGCCGAGTGCCGAATTGCTGCGAATACCCGGGATGGGCGGACATGACTGGCGGAAGATTGCCAAGGCGTTGGGGCGAGAGACACACCCAAACTTGAAGAAGGCGGATTTGGGAAGCTAAGGGGCAGCGCCCCGGGAGGGAGAGGGGCGCTGCCCGTCTCGGCCTGGCGAACTGCCGAGGGATGTATGCCGACCAATGTTATCGCGGAAGCGATGGCTGAAAACGGCGGGGCTCGAGGATTGTTCCCCATTTTTCGGTGATTGTTTCTTTAGCTGCCACATAGCCCGAAAGGGTTACTGGACAACCCGAACTGAGATTTGGAAACATAAGTCTGCTAGCGCAACTGGTAGAGACCTCTCATTTTAGCAGCAATTTAGAGCAGTGCCCCGCGCCCACTGGGCGGGGCACTGCTTGGGTGTATCGAACCGATTCTTGGGATTCAACGGCTAATCGACCGCACTTAGCAGCAAGAAAAGCAGCGCTCCGGCCGTAGGAGCGCTGCAGTTGTCCGACATGTGCGATTTCGCCAGTCGAAATTCAGAGGGAGAAAACAACCTTCTGAAATGAGGAACGCCTCTCAAACGCCGTGGTGGCTGGAATGTTCCGGAACAATGATCGTTCTTGAGAGCGGCAATTTCAGGCCGGCTCCGGTAGCGGCTGCAGGGGAAGGGGACTGTCGTCTCCACCGCTATCATCGTCATCCGGCCACCAGCCTTGCCAATCGTCGCCCAGCGCTTCCTTAGCCTGGCTGCCATCGAGGCGGGCGATGAGGCTCTGAAGCAGTTCGTGCTCTGTAATGCCGCTTTCATTGGGCAAGTACGCCGCAATGTCCTTCTGGCAATCCCAAATCAGCTGCTTCATCTTCTCTTTGTCGGCCATAATCCGTCTCCTCGGCTGGTGAACACGTCACCGGGCATGAGGTTCCCACCCTTGTCGGCGGCCGGTCGGCTCCTATCCTTCATGGTTCATCATGGAGGAACCACATGGCAGACAATCCAAAGAAGAAAGGCCGTGACCGCGAGCTGGTTTCCGAACAGGAGCACGAGGTCGCCTATTTAATGAAAACGGCGAAGGTGTCGCGACAGAGGGCGCTGGAAGCGATCCGCGAAGCCGGGCCGAACCGAGAGAAGGTGATGGCGTATCTGGGCAAGAAGTAGCGCCGGTGCGATAGCTTATTGCCGCGGTTTTCCTATGAAGATCGTATTGCCGTCTCGGTTCTCGCACCTCTTACATCGCATTCTCGGCGCCAACTGAAGGATGCTCTGTCTTTTGCCGAAGCGCGCGGTCAGAGCGCGTCGATTTAGTCGATCAATGCGGCCGCAGCTCCGGCACTTGCACAGGACGTCGCACCATTCGGGAAGGTTCGCGAAAGTAATTTCTTCAGGGGCACCGGCTGGGGCCGCATCACCAGCCGGCTCCTTCGAGAGGCGGGCGGCTCTCCCGATGGCATGTCATATCTGAGCTTGCAGCGATCGCGGTATAGATTACCGCTCTTGGGACAACCGATCGCTTTGGAGAATCCGGAGAGCAGCTCGGGCATGCTCCGGTCGCCGACCCGATCGAAGAGCTGCTGGGCGTCGTATTGCCTCTTTACTCCGCACTCGCATTTGATCCGGATCTTCGTCCAGGCTAGTAGCTCCGAGAGCCACCATGCTCCGCCTCTAGGCATGCTTCAACTTCCATTCGGGCTGATGCTCCGCGCAAAACCACCGCGGCTCCTCTTTCCCCAAGGCAAAGCCGAGGCTGCCCCACTTCTTGCAGCCAGCATGCTCGCACCAGTGCTCGTACACGACCGTTTCCTTGAATGTGCTCGCCCCGGCTTCATCGCTCATTTCGATTACCCGTAAATCTTCCCGCCTACATTTGTTCCTAATATGTTCTCTCAGCCGAAAGAGTCAATTCGGCTTTTCGCGGGCCTGTGCGTTAATGGCCTGATGGCCAAAGCATCCTCAAAGAAGCCCCGCGATACCGCTCCAATCGATCCCATGCCGGCGCGGGTTGATCCCTGCCTTGCGACGCTCGTCGACAGGCCGCCGAAGGGTCCAGACTGGGCCTACGAGGTCAAGTGGGACGGATACCGGATGGCCGTCCACATCGAGCCCGCCCGGGTGCGGATACTCACGCGCGGCGGCTATGACTGGACCGGAAAGTTCCCCTCGATCGCAGACGACGCGCGGCGCCTTGCCGTGAAGACAGCCATCCTCGATGGCGAAGCCGTCGTGCTCGACGACAAGGGCCGTTCGGATTTCGGCATGCTGCAGCGTGCGCTCGGCCGCTTGCCATCGCCGTATGAAGCCGGCGCCATCGTCTTCTTTGCCTTCGATCTCCTTTATCTCGACGGCCGCGACCTGCGCCGGATGCCGCTGCGCGAGCGCCGGCGATTGCTCGAGCCGCTCGTCGCCGGCCGGGAAGGGGCCGTCCGCCTTTCTGATGAGGTTCAGGCTGATGGCGACGAGTTCTTTCGCGTGGCATGCGCTCACGGCCTCGAAGGCATCATCGCCAAGCACGTCGAGAAGCCCTATCGCTCCGGCCGCGGCGAGTGGTGGCAGAAGATCACCTGCAAACGCCGGGATAGTTTCGTGATCGTCGGCTTCGAGCCGTCCACCGTGCCGGGCCACCTCGGTCGGCTTCTGCTTGCCGCGCTAAAGGGCGGAGAGCTCGTCTATGTCGGCGGTTGCGGTACCGGCTGGTCACATGAGCTTTCGCGCGAGCTGCGCAACCTCCTCGAATCTATCGCCACGAAAACACCGGCAGTGAACCTGCGGCGGAAGAATGCCGTCTTCACCGAGCCGGTGCTCGTTGCAGAAGTTGAATATCGCGCCTGGACCGACGATGGAAAGCTGCGGCATCCCTCGTTCAAGGGGGTCAGAGAGCGAGCGGATGACGCGACGGTTTTCGAGCTTCTTTGACCTCTGTGTTTTGCACTACTGTTTGCACTACAAAATTCGGCGACGGCGGCCCTAAGCGACTGATTTCGCTTCGGCGGGGTAGCGGCTCGCCCCCCCCCGTACCAAAGTTGCCCATCGGGAGAGGCGCCTCCGTAGCGGCTTCGCATTGCCCGCTTTTCCTTTTAGCATGTTTAAACTACAGGTAGCGGAGCTAGTTGGACTTCTAAGGGGCGTCAGCAGTGCCGAGTTCGTACAATCTCGTGTTCCCAGTTACTGGTAAGCAGCAACCCGCTGAGCATGCACTCAACGTTGGTGAAATCCTCTTTGTTTTGGGTGCTAATGGCACCGGCAAGTCGAGCCTTTTGACGAAGCTCTATGCGCCGCATGCCCATAGCGCGAAGCGCATCGCAGCCCATCGGCAAACATGGTTCACCTCCAATGTATTGAATATGACGCCGCACTCGCGCGTTTCGATGGAAGCGGAGATACGTAGTCAAGATTCACGGATTCAATCTCGACATGTCCAGCAGTACGCTGAGGAGAGGACGTCAGTTGCGATCTTCGACCTCATCGACGCCGAGAACGTACTTGCTCGCCGCATCTCCGATTTGGTGAGAGCGGGAGATGTCGAAGGGGCTAAGAACGCTGCCGAAGATCCGGCACCACTCGCGCGGATTAATAAAATAATGCGCGCCGCGAACTTGCCAATCGAGCTGGCACTCGAGGACCAGCAGAAGGTCGTCGCTCGCAAGAATGGAGGGGACAGCTACAGCGTTGCCGAATTGTCTGACGGCGAAAGGAACGCGTTTCTGATCGCCGCCGACGTACTGACCGCCAAAAGTGATACGCTAATATTCATTGATGAGCCAGAGAGGCACCTCCACCGTTCGATTATTAGTCCTCTTCTTACATTACTGTTCCAGGCGAGGCTTGATTGCGCTTTCGTGGTGTCCACTCACGAACTGATGTTGCCGATCGACAATCCGAGCGCGAACACGTTGCTCGTTCGAAGCTGCCATTTCCAGGGCAGCCAGCCGATCTCTTGGGATGCGGACTTTCTCCCAGCCAAGGCCCCTGTTGACGAGGCGCTGAAGCTGGATATCCTCGGCGGACGCGAGCAAATTATCTTTGTAGAGGGAACAACCCAGAGCTTGGACGCACCGCTATATAGCCTCCTGTTTCCTCAAATCTCTATTATACCGAAGGCGAACTGCCGAGAGGTTGAATACGCGGTTCGGGGTCTGCGAGGTGCCGAAGGGCTGCATTGGGTAATGGCATACGGTATCGTCGATAATGATCAACGTGACCCAGGGCAAATCGAGAAACTCAGGGCGGCAGGGATATTTGCACTATCGCACTATTCAGTCGAGGCGCTGTACTATCATCCAACCATTCTAAAGATGGTTTGCGATCGCATTGGCAAGGCCACGGGCCGCGATGCCGCTACAATGTACGAACGAGCCGTCATCGACGCTGTACCAGAAGCAAATAGACAAAAGGAACATTTTGTCTCTGCTGCTGTCGAACGACAGGCGCGCAGAAGAATTCTCTCTTCGCTTCCTTCTCGAAAGTCGATCAAGGAAAATCCTCACATCTCTATTCAAGTTGACGTCTCTGAACTCTGGGATGCCGAGGTGCGATTGTTCGATGATCTGGTAAAGAATGGCGACTTGGAAGGCTTGCTTACCCGATATCCTCTTCGAGAGAGCGGGGCTCTTGGTGCAATCGCCGCGGCTGTTGGTTTGGTCGATAGAAACACATACGAGGACACGGTGCGAACGATGGTCCAAACGGAGCCGAAGGCACTCGCCTTTTTGCGTGGGCTTTTCCGCGGGTTAGCGAATGAGCTTGGCGTTGCTGAGGCAGCCAAACCAGGAGATGCATTGGACGCGGAGACCGAGACGGCAAAGTAGTTCCGGTATTTGTCCACCTTATGCCGGGGCGAGAGACATGCGCGACAAAAAACGTAATAAAACGTCAGGTCGCCTCGATGGCCCGCCCGCAGAGGGCTGAACGACCAGAGAGCGGGAGGACGAAGCTTGTTCGAGCTGATCTGCCCGCTAGCTGCGAATGCAAAACCGAGGAGCGGAGTCCCGAAATAATTCCTGAACTGACCTTCTCGACATGCCGCAAAGCCTTATGTATGGAAAACTAGCGCTCTCTCCTGGGGGGCAAGAGGTCGTGTGTCGAACTGTCGCTTCGGCCAATTCCCTTCAATTTAAACGCACTGGGTAAAAGACCTAGTCGTTGGGGGCCAAGAGGCCTGCGAAAGTTTGTGTTCGGTTGCGGGGTCCAATAGACTCATCTTAAAGTTCGTGCGATATTAGGCTTCGCGAAAATAAACAAATCGCGATCGCATTGTTCCGTTTACGAAGCGAATGGACATTGAGCGTTGCCGGTCCGCCATGGATCGAATGGTTTTAGCTACCTTGTAATCATCTCAATTCGCGCATGCATTCAAACATTCCCGTGGCTCTCGCTAGGAGCGCGCCCAACCCAAAGTTATTGGACAGACTCATAAAGGGGACTGCACGCGCTGACGCGCTCGCCATGCCAACTATTTAAGAAGGAGGCGAAAATGTCAGAAAATCAGACTTCACAAGATAGGTTTGTTGTTCTTCGTAAGTTGGAGGACCTGGAGAGCAGAGTAATCGAACTGAGAGAGGAGATACAGGCGATAGATGCGACCCACAATGAAGTACACTTGTCTCCTGAGCTCGGTTTAGAGACCAGGTTCGATGATGAAGCCGCTTTCACCGAGTTCTTCGGACTGAGGCCCGGCGGACTGCTTGAAGCACTTGAGCTTAGGTTCGCAACCGATACTTACTCGTGGGAATGTAACTTCTTCAACGTTTGTCATACCACATACGAGGGATCCGTCTTTTTTATCCGGAAAGACAACGGCAAAATTATAACCTGGAATCTTATTGAGAGTGCGACGAAGAAAGATACGGGGCTGCCGTTCTGGTCTAAATCCCCGTACTACAGGTATGCTGAGAATGCGAGTCACATCGGGTTTGGATTTGGCAGAGATGGCGGGCGGACCTGCCACGTGAGCACATGCATCAACTGTTACAGTGACTATGGTGCGATAAGCATGAGATGGGACGCGTCTGCTTGCTAAAGAGATAAGACCTACAAGGCGGTCCCCATCGGTTTCCAATTCACGGTATGTTCCGCGTTTTTAGGTGTAGTTTTTGTACGGCATTGGAAACCGCTTTGGCTTAATTGCAGGGCGTTGAGAGAGAAATAGATTACTCTTAATCAGCGGGTCCACGGTTCGAGCCCGTGATCACCCACCATTCTTCTCTTCTTCTCAAAGATCCGTTCATTGCTTGCCGGATACCAATGCCTTGCTTAAGGCATGGACACTCGTTCCAAGCTTTTGAAAGTACGCGCTTCCGCATGGAAAAGCGTTACACATTTTTGCTGGAAGTGCCCAAAGCCGACAAGCGGGATTCCGCATAGGCGTCGTGGCCGTCATTTGCCCGTTCGATCTCGTGCGTTGCAGCACGAGCAAGAAATCCAGACCGCGTAAGGCCGTGGGCTTCGGCGAAGGCATCTATCTGCTTCAGGACACCTTCGGGAAGCGTAACGTTCACTCGAATGGCTCTTTTTGCCTCGGTTTTCACCGCGACGAGAATAGCGACGCAATCCCTGTTCTCGGCGTCGGACATGACAACCTCAAGGGAGGAGGGCTCCGGGATGGCCTCGCCGTCCTCTACCAGCCCTTCAATATGCAAGGCCAAGGCTTCCTCTGCCATAGCGCGCGCGTCGTCGAGGTCGGCACCGGCGGTCACGACGCCGGAAAAATCAGGAAAGGAAACGCCGTAATCGCTCTCGGCGTCCTTGTGGATCAATCCGATATAGTTGCGCATGGCCTTACCTCAATTTCAAACCGGACTGCTTTTCAATGCTCCTGAGGGTACCGATTGGTAGATCCCTCTTCGGGTGAGGAACGGTAACCCGGCCGTGCTTTTTCGGATGTTTGAATTGAACGTGGCTGCCCTTGGTCGCAACCTCGTACCATCCGTCCTTCTGCAATGCTGCAATAATGTCGCCGCTCTTCATCTGATACGACAATACACACGCATGTGTATTCGTCCAATGAATTTGTCAAGCCAATCTAAGGCGGCTTTCTCGGATGGTCTCGAACCGTCGGATCATCAGCTTGTGCTAAAAAAGCCAATATTCATCTCTAACGACCGCCTGGCTGGGACTTCGAAGCGAGTTCGGACGGAGAGTTCATGCGAGGTTATCTGCTCCTGACGGAGGCGAGAAGCGGGTCGAACTGGCTGGGTTCGCTCGTCAATGGCGCCGGTAATATGGGGCGCTCGAGCGAGTGGCTCTCGCCCAAGATCCATCGGCTGGATACCGGCGCCTTGTCATGGGACGCATTCTTTCAGGAACTCCTCAGGAAGTGCTCTACGCCGAACGGCGTCTTCGGCTCGAAGATATTCCCGAACCAGCTTTTCGTGACGCATGAGGTCTATGGAAGGGATTTCATTCAGCATTGCCTCGCCATGCATGACGTTGCGCTCGTATTCCTGCGGCGCAGGGATACGCTGAGGCAGGCGATATCCTATGCGCGGGCGAGGCAAACACGTAGTTTTGCCGCTCACGTCGAGGGAAGGGCCAATCCCCAATACGACTTCGAGCAGATCGCCCGATGCTTTTTCTACATTCGCGACAGCTATGCCTTTTGGCAAAGCTATCTGGAACTCACCGGCGTTGAATTTGCCGAATTCGTCTACGAGGAGCTCGCCGCCGATCCGATTCCATTCGTCAGCCACTTGGCGGAGCACTTGCAGGTGCCGCTACCGGCGCAGCTGCAGACATCAATGGCAGTCCAGCGCGACGATCTGACGGAAGAGTGGATCGCCCGCTTCCACGAGGATCGCAGATCTGCGAACCTCCTGGAGGCCTATGACCGGCGCGAACATATTCCGGGAAAACTCAAGAACTTCGTCAAGTTGGGGACCCGGAGCCTGCGACCGCGGTATCCGTTTGCGTTCTAG